TAGATATAGACATATATTTTTGAATGGTTCTAAGTGTATCGGTGTATCATCTAATGGTATATACACGATTGGTTTACTATCTTTCTTGTTGTTATAGTTGTATAGTATCTGTGGATACAGGTCAGAATCGTTATGAATGGGGTCAATAGGGCCTCCGATATACTCTCCTGGGTATATGTTTCTGGCGCGAACCTCGTGTTCATGTGAATTCTTCTGATCTTTACTCTGTTTAACGCCTATCCCTGCAAAACAAAAGAGTCTTACATAGGCCTTACCGAGCTTGTTAGATCTTCGGCGTACCACTGAAAAGTATGAGTGTGCCGAGATATAGAATTAAGAGTGTTTCTAATGGTGTCATGTCGGGTCGTACATCTTGTAGGTGAGTGTTAGCTCCTCACCGGGGTTAATTAATCTTGTTGTCATGATTCGTTTACACTTGTACATGTTGATAATCTCATCATCCTGGTTGAGATATCCATCTTCGAGTACACAGTTTGAGAGTACGGCATGGTTGATAAAACCACCAAGTGGTGTTCTTATGATCTTATGATCAAGGTATACATGTGTCACACCGATAATGAACTGTGATGGTATACTCTCTCGTGCAAAGCATCCAAGACCATGTATTACTGACTCTTTAAGAGTAAGAAACTGTGGAAGTGGATTATACATCAATGACCTTTGACTGTGATAGTTGCTTAAACATGCGTGATAGTTCCTTATCTTGCATCTCCTCGATCATCTCCATCTCATCGATAGGGAATCCAGCCATGGCTCTACCATCACGAGTTCTGATTGTCTTAGCTCTTCTGGCCTTATCATTCTTTGGACATTCCCATACTTTAAGAGTATCACTGTTATCATACTCAAGGAACAAAAGACGGTCAACCTCTACACACTTCTTCAACTGATTAACATTGGCAAGGTTGACCGTAAAATACCCGGCAGGATGACGATTCTGAGTCTTAATCTCTACTCGATTACCACTCTCATCTATCGCATCTTTTTCCATATCGTACTTGTCATCCGACAGGGTAAAATTGTACTTGGCGGCTAGGGCTTCTTCACCTAGCCTACCCATTATCTCTCTATTAGTTGCTGTTTTCATCTAGGTGATTTGCAAATTCAAAGTCTTTTACTACCTTGACATTATCATGTATCTTGTCTCTACATAGCTCTATAACCTTTGCGAAGTCTTTATCTTCTGCAGCGTCTTTGATCTTTTCTAGATATTCTATCTCATTAAGTACGTCAATCATGTGTGTTTTCTCCTGTATTATTATTATACCTTATTGTGTTAAAAATTACCTCTTTCAGGCTGAAAGGTCTTGATACCATTCTCTCGCCACATATCTACCACTGAATCTCTATCATCAAAGGCCATACGTGGGAACTCGTCATTAAAGTGAAGTATCATCTTCTGCAGATGATCACGTTTAAGCTCATGATCTGGCCTAAAGTCTGTATCACTTCGAAAGAGTGCTAGTTCAGGGTCAAGTCCATTGGCTCTTATCTGCTTCATAGTCAGATCCCTTAGCTTCTTCTTTCTACCACTTGATATGACTATATAGTTTCGCTTAGATAATAGTCTAGCAAGCTCAAACACCTCTTCAATAGGTGTATCTTTCTCTACATTCTTAGGATCATTGAATGAATCCCAGTCTTTTGGACTACTCTGTACAAACTTACGTCTGTGAGTAATGTCCATCAATGTACCATCTACATCGAATATTACGTAATCGCTCATTATGCTACCCTTCTTGTTAGTTCAAATGATAATGCTTTATTGTATACCCATTCAGAACCATCAGCAAACCATTCCCACACGTGTCTATTTCTACCACGATGACCCTCAAACTCTTTGATCTTAGTCATCTTATCATCTTCAATATAGATCTTAGGTTCTTGATAGCCCTTAAAACCTTCATATTCAAGTTGAGACTTTTCAAAGTCTGACAGATAGTCATCTGACACGATGGACCAGTCAAGAATATATTCTTGAGACATATCTGACTCATACTCTATCTTCGGAGCTAGATGTGTCTTAATGTATTTCTTAAAGTCCATGTTAATGTCAACATCCTGCACCTTATAAGTGGAACCACCTTTATATTTCCATCTATCTTGACCTTGGCCAGGATTTTCTACATTGTAGTTTTCCATATATTGTGTTTCTATTATAAGTTGCATGATGTCTCCCTTGCTTGATTGTTATTAATATTATACTCTTAAAGCGAATTATTTTCTGTATACTGCAAATGTATCTGCATATTGTTTATGACAATGTGCTTGTGGTCTGCTGTAATAGTCTTTAGAGGTGCCTCTATACTTGATTAAGTACCCAGTACCAAACAATTGTTTGAATGTGGGTAAGAACTCAATAGGTATACCTTTCCATAATGAGCTCTCGCAGTATGGGCTTCTATATTTCACTTTAAATTTGTCTATTACCATCTTAGTCATATGATGATAAGTATCAACAGTTGTTTCAAATGTTTCATGCATTATGCTACCCTCTTAGTTGGTTTAAGTAAAGCTTTTCTAGCAGCAAACTCATTAGCATCAAATACTGAGAAGTATACTGGACGTTTGATTTCTTTACCGTCATCATCTTCTTCTATTCTGTATCTTACCAATCTAGCAACTGCTTTCATGCCTTTAACTTGTCCACCGCTAATGCCAAAGTGTTTGATACCTTGTTTAAATGTACAAACTTCTTCAATATCACCGCATGCATCTGCATTTGAACCAGTGTATTCATATCCTGTAGTTATATTAATTGTCATATATTCTCCTTTGTTAATCAGTTATATGTACTATTCTATACAGGTTATACGGTAATGTACAACGTTTTTTACATTAAACTGCAGTTTTTTTAGATTATTTTGTTATTAGAAAACAACTACTTAGTACTTTAAGAGTGTTTTTATTGACAACTGTGACAAATATATCACAGTAAAATGTGAGTTTTAGTCAGAAAATGCGACTTCGATGTGCTTGACTCTATTGTTTATAAGGTTGGTATATTCTGGATTGGTGCTCCATGGATGTAATGTATGGACCATGTCATATAGACTTACACCTCTGAAATTAAAGAACTGTTCTCTTGCTTCTCTAAACTTCTCATAGAAATGTAGGTTATTTAGTATACTGATCATGTGCTTGACACTATCACATTTAGTATCGTACTTCTTTACAGCCCACTTTATTTCATTACCTTCATAACCAAGTGGCTTGACATGTGGTGTTGATAGATCCCATGTTCTGATACCAAACAAGTTGTTTGCAACATTAGCGAATCTACTCTTACCATAACCGGTTTCTAATACTGCCATTGCAGTAATGATCTCTACTGGTACATGATCATTTTCATTTAAGAGTGAATTCTCAAATGTAGCACATGACTGGACTGATGTTATGAATTCATCTTGATTAGTATATTCTATGATGGGTTGTTTTGGCTCGGTTGCTGCACCTGTAGGCAACATAACAAAAAACATAAACATCATGGTAAGTGCCAACCACATCAACCATGTGCCGTCTTTGAACATTTTCATTTAAAGTAATCCTCCTCTTTCTTTACAATGTAAGCTTTTAATTCATGCATGTACGAGATTAAAGATTCATAAGCCTTTTTATGAAACTCTTCACGAGTCTTGTTGTATTTCATTTCGTGAAGTTCTATTAATTTATTTATTTGTATGATACTTTCCTCGTACTCTACTCGAATGTACTTCCAGCTTGGTACATCAAAGTCATCACTCTTTTTATCTACTAATGGACCACGCTTACCATCTATTTGTTCATATATTGTTTTACCACCATCAGGTGATATATAGATTTTTTCATCACTCATATAACTATCCATCCTTCAGCTAATGCTATTATTAAAAATATGAAAGGCATAAAACCAAATATAAACCAAAGTAATCTTTCTTTACTACTCATGTTCTCCGCCTTTACCTCTTGTTAGTATACCATCTACTCTTTCTCTTTGTACTTGCTTAAAGTATATAGCCGTTAGGCCAGTCATTGCAATAAACAGTGCATGTGCAAGAGCTGATATGCCAAATGCATATATACTCTCTATGATGTAGATACCAAAAACAGCAGACCACATCCATGCTAATATCTGCATAGACATGAACTTGACTTGAAAAGGTAAATCTTTAAGTGCATTTACCTTATCATTCATTATAGAATCATAATGTTCTCTCATGGTGTTCTCCAATATTCTTTTTTATTTTTGTTAGATAGTTCATGTACGATTTGCCTGTATTCGGCAATCTGAACTCTGTAATTGCCAATATCACGCTCAAGTTCTTGTATTCTATGCTTCAGCGATTCTACTTCTGGATGTGCTTCCATAATTTACCTCACTTTAAATTGTTTTACTATAGTATTATACTATCTTTAAAGGTTTTTAACTCAGGAAAAACAGTATCAAAATCAACACTTCTTCTCTTATCGTATTCAATAATGTACTTTTTAAAGTCTCTTTCATGCTTGGTACGTTGTACCTCAGTCCATCTTTGGTCACCCATATAGGTGTTTAGGAGCCTAGTCATTCTGTCTATTTCATATTCATTAAAGCCACCCATTTTAGCTGCAAATATGGCATTGTCTATCCATTTCTTACCTTCTAGCTTAAACTTAGGATTTTGATATAGGAACATAGTCAAGAATTCAGGATTTCTAAGATATGGAAAGTCAACTCTTACTGGACACATGTTTTTTAAGTCTCTTTCATAGAGCTTAGGATTCTTCATGTTTACACTAGCTTCTTTCTTTAGCATACTTACATCTTGAATAAACTTTACATATGATGGTAGACTCAATAGGTTTACTGTAGACATTATAGTCAATACTGTAGGATTGTTTTCATCTACATCAGGTATGTTGTTTATAACCCATTGACAATTTCTGTACCATAGCTCATAGTCCATACCAAATCGTATATAGTCTGATGCCTTACCGTATGCTTCTGCACTTGTGAATAGGTGTAAATTCTTGATCTTCTTCTCAACCACAAGTCTTTTTAATTTACCCATGACTTGTTCAAATAACTTATCAGGTATGCATAGATTAGTATTGATAGCAAATGACATGTTAGGTGCAGGATTATCTGTTAAAAAGTCTAGTACCTTGATAGTATCTTTAGACATAAACGGTTCACCACCTGTAATACGAAATACTTCAAGGTGTTTGTATATTTCAGGGAACCATTTCCAAAATGCTTCAACATATACATTTGGCTTATTGTTTGGTATTGGCATTAGACCTTCTTTTTGAATCCAATCTAAGTTGTTGAATTTTGCTGATGTTGGATATGCACCTTTCGCTTTAATTTCCTGCATCCATTGAGATGATATATGTGGTGCACAATACGCACATTTAAAATTACATACATTACTGAATGATACTTCAAGATATGAAGGTGGTACATCATAAGTAGAATCATTCTTTAATATCTCAGGTAAATGTTTTAATGCCCAATGATCTCTACTCTTATGTATTCTATCTGACCAAGGATCACCTTTCTTTTTACGAGCATCTTCTACTCTCCAACAATACTCACATTCACGTGGTCTTACATTGTTCTTCATCTGATCACGCATCATCATCTTCTTAGTAGTATTATGTAATGCTGATGGTCTTGTTTGCAACTCTTGCCATGGTATCTTATGTGTTTGTGGATGGTGACACGAATGTGTATGACCATTTTGTAGGTGTAATGTTGTTTGCTTCCATTTAGCTATACAGAATGTATTGGATATTTTGTTTATTGCTGTAGCAAATGTTTCAGTATCAATCTCTTCAAGAGATGATGACTTACCACCATAACTTATATCAGTCAAGTCTTTAACTGGAAGTTTTCTAAGATCTATTATAGTTCTTGTTTTGTTTGTCATTATCTACTACTTCGCCTTGCTCATACAATGTTAAATCAGTTAGAGCTTCTTTCTCTGTCAAGTATGGACCTGCCACTTCTTGCCAGCTACTATTATTTATTGCTATTATGTTGTATCCACCTGTGAATGCAGGTACTATCTTATATTGCGATTGCATCAAACCACTCAGGTTTCATTTGAGCACGTGTCCAATCCATTGGCATATACTCAAGCTTAGACTTGTAGTAGTTTTTGTATGATTGTATAGCATCACCTTCAACTACGCATTCTGGTTTATTACTCATTGCTAGTGCAAATGGTGTAATATCACCTTTAGGTAAATTGACTGGATATTTCTTTAGTCGCTCTAAGAGAAGGGATTCTGTTAGATGGGTTTTACCAAATCGTTTGGTAAATTCATTGCATAATTCAGCAAACAATTCATAGTGCCAATCATAATTACCTGTAGTTTGTCTAGCCCATACGGTACATGGATGATTATGATGAACAGCTTTATATAGCAACTCTTCATCATTTGGATCAGGGTGTTGCCAATAGTTTATAATACGCTTACCTGATTTAGATGGCTTTCTTATTGTAGAACCATCAAGCATACGATGAGCTGTGCATATCATTTGTGCAGATTCAACTATCATTTTAGGTACATGCTTGTCACAATGCATTTGTGCTGCAATTACTGGACTTTCATCAAGAATAAAAATATTCATATACTAGATATTATACCATGGATACTGATAAGTTTTCTTAGGTTCTTCATCAATATAACTTTCATTGAGAACGAAATGCTTTGGAACAGATAAGATCTGTGTATCTGCACCTTCTAAATGGTAATTGACAAATGCAATATCAGAGAACACACTGTTATCTACATGAAATGCTAAATACTTTGCATTCAAATCTGCATGACCTGGAAGGATACCAATACCTAGGTTTTTTGCAACCATCCAAGCAGGTATGATATCCTCATGATCAACAGGAAATATTGACTTGACATCTTTGTCATCTGATTGTTTAATTTTATCGGCCAATTGTCTTGACCAATCCATCATTTCTTCCCAGCTTACTGCTGTGCTACTGCTGTTTGTCCTGAATGCCATATCTTTTCATACTCCTTTAGTATACTATTAGCCACTGGTAATTGTAGAAAATATGCTTCTACTTCCCATGGACATTTATTATAATCTTCTTCTGACGTATTGTATTCAACACCATGCCAAATCTTTTTATCAGCACTAATATCTCTTAACTCTTTACGTAAATATTGTTTTATATGTACACATTCATGTGTCACTGTGACTATCAACTCTTCCATATCATTTAATATATCTTTACGTAAGAACATGTCAAATTCATCAGGTTCACCACCTTCAATCATAAAACCTACAGCTGCACCCATATCTTCATCTAAACCAATTTCTACATTGATGTATATTGGCTTCTCACGTTTAGGCATTAATGTAAGCATAGCATTTTCAACTGCGTCTTTGATTGCTACACCTTGTCTTGGATCATTGATACCTACTATATTTAAGTCTATCATCATAGTCTTTTCTCCTTCTAAAAAATCTTCTCCATAAAGCTGATCTTGTCATTGACACTATTAAGAATATTAGTGCAATTTGAAAATTCTCAAATATTGAAACTGTAATACCATAGAAAGGAAATATTGTTAATTGAATTATAATGGCTATAATGAAACCACTACCAATATCCATCATACTCTCTAATATATCTCTCTTCATTTGTTTAATGCTCTCCTGCCTTCATTACTATTTCTTACTTCTTTAAGCAAATCAGACTTTGTATAATCTATAAAAGCTTCTAAGTCTTTAGGTAAACATTTACCACCAAAACCAAACTCACCATCATGACCAGGTACTTCTGAATGTGATGAACCAATTCTTTCATCTGCTATAATTGCTTGACTAATATTATACCAATTCAAATTTTCTTTTTTAGCCTTATCATATAGATCATTAAAGAAACCTACTTTAAGAGCAAGATAAGAGTTAATGCTATACTTGACAAACGCAGCTTCTTCTGCGGACATGTGGAATATTCTATGTGCATGTGAGTGTGAATCAGCAAACACTTTTTCTGCTAATGCAATATTTTCTTTGGTACCACCAAATATTCTGAACTCTGGTAATGTAGCATCTGTAAGTGAATGCTTTTCTCTAAGAAATTCAGGTACATAACATATCTTGTCATGTAGACCCATAATCTTTTTTAATATATCAGGTCTTACAGTACATTTGATTATGACTAAACCTGTATGCCATTTCAATACATCAGTAAGTACATCATACAAGTAATCTTCATGATTTGTAATGATCACTGCATCTACATCAGTTAAACTTTCATGAAAGCAATGCCTAAAGATATGTCTCATTGCCATACCTACCGTACCAACACCTTGTATATCAACTAACATTTGCATACTCCTTAAATAATGGATTTGTATGTCTCTTCTTATATCTTAATGTAAGACCAGTCTTACTGCCTTTAAAATTATTAGTGCAGTGTATTTTCTTATTATTGAATATTATTATGCTGTTCTCTTCGTATCTATAAGTATGACCTGATAATTCATTCCAACACCATGAAGGGAATTGTTTAAGATGAGTTTCCCAAAACATTTGATCCATCTTCTCGCCTGTTTTGTTTGTAATAGGATAATCAAATGGACATCCGCTTAGTGCTGTATTTACTGTAAACTGAGTTGTTGGATGTGTCATCATCCATGTCTGACTATCATCTTCCCACATCTGATCAAATATAACAAGCTTACCATTATAGTTTTCTGTTCTATTCTTTAATGGTATTACCATATTAATACTTTCTACCCATTCTTTTCTGAAGTCAGTGTGAGGATAAAACGGTTTAGTATGTTCATAGTAATTACCAGAAACGTATTCATAATCAGTGCCTATGAGCTGCCTGATTCTGTCCTGTACTATATCTAATGTATGATCACATACTGGTGCTTTCTTCATAGCTTCAGTATCATACTCTTTATGTGAGTAGTATATCTCTAATAGAGCTTGTCTTTCTTCATCTGAAAATATACTAGATAGCTGCGTAGTTTGCATATATATGTCTCTTTAATTCTCTTATAATCTTATTAGCTCTTCTCTTATCATTCCATATTCTATTCAGTCCTGATGGATGTGGCATCTTATAGTTATTTATGTCATTCTTCTTACACCAATCATCAGCTAAATTGCCAATTGATATAATTACACTATATTTTTTTAGTGTTTCTGGTTTCAGTGTAGCTTCTTTTAACTTTAAATCAGGTGCATGATGATCTACAAGATTATACCAATCATACATTAATATATCGCATGATTCCATCCAATCTTTTACACGTTTAAGTGTCATAGATTTCTCTGCATCTACCTTACCAGGTGAATGACCAACAATTACAATTTGTGTCATTTAATTAATACCTCTATTTTTTTCTTTGGTCTTGATTTATACTTATAGTCACCATACATAGAATCATTCTTATCTTTACTTGTGTCAGGATAACCTACACCAATCATTGTAATTATTTCACCATCAGCTTCTAACAAATCACGTACAGCAGTGTCATTATGGCATGCACAATATCCTGTTTTCAAACCATGTTGGTGTGCTACTAAATTTACATAACCAGAAGCAATGCCTACTGCCATCAATTGATCTCTCCTTACTAAAGTATTATACTGCTCAACATCCATATTTTCATAATACTTATTTGGCTCTTCGTATGCTTCGAAAGCGATCAATCTATGAGCAAGAACTTGATCATTAGGTCTTATTATATTACTTGCATCACTATAACCCATGGTATTAGCATGTATCTTTTCAATAAGATCTCTGTCACTACATAAGTGAGCAATATAGAATGGTAGATTTTGTTTGGATGGTGCATTTTGTAATGCATCTATTAGAAGTAGATCAATGTCTGCATCTAAATCTTTATCTAAATTCCAGTTTCTTTGTGTGGAATTACTTTCTGCAATTAGTGACACTGGTCAATTTTCTAATTAGTAATAAAGCAGTGTCTTGTACCCAAGAGTTTTTTGGATTTCTTTCAGCCCATCTTTCAATCTTCTGAACTGATGACTTTTCATCTAAATATTTTTTGCGATACCAATCAGCAAATCCTGGTTCATCTTTAAATAATGCTATTACTTCAGAAGCTTGCATTTGATCTGACCTGACTACATCTGCATATACTCTGTATAAATCTTCTTTCATCATCATCTTATCCTCTTCTCATCTTAGCAACATCAATTGCTTGTTGTTTATTAATTATAGGCACAGCATTAGACTTATGCATTTGTGCAATTCCCTTGATAAGGGTACCAGTATATTTCATTGGTTCTTTCTTAAAAGCATTGTATTTACCGCTGTTAAGTGATGGATATTCTGGACCCTTATCTCTTGATAACGTGGGAAGTTTGTTAATGACAATATCAGTGTTAGTTTTAGGTTTCCATAGACCACGAGTGTATAACTTATAATCTTCGAAGTCTAATATAAGATCAGGCATGCGATTAGCTTTAGCCCATTTGTTATGATTTCTATGTGATACTCTTAGAGAGGCCAGTTTAGCCTTTGTGTATTTTACATTAGCTTTTTTGGTGTTGAGGCCAGGTGTACCTCTTAATAAATGCATTGTCATACTAGTATTATACTAGTTTTTTCTATAAATTACCTTCAGTAAATCCAATAGACTGATTTGCCAGCATGAAATTCTCTTGAGTCATTATGGTGCCACCATTATTAAGGAATATCTTTTTAAGAGCTTTCTGTTCTTGGCTGAGAGATACTGCAGTTGGCATATAAACAGTTGCAGGAACACCACAGACTAATGCTAGGATGGCTAAACCATTCAAGGTACCATGATAATATCTACTATTCTTCATTTTTTTGACTACATTCTCGAGTGTCGAGGATGTATCTGAGTCAAAATTCCATGCAGTCGACTCATTCTCAGTTTTCCATTTAGCAATCATCTCATCTGATACACCCATACCATCGCTATCATTACTGAATTTAAAGCAATGTGTATAATGATCTTCTCCACTTCGATAGCGTGGAATAAGATCTGATCTTAATTTAGGGAAGTTTAATGCTGGTGTACCAGCTCTAGAAAATTGTGATTGAAATATATCATATGAGTACATGTCAATATTTTTATCTGTACCACCAAAGCTTGATATTTGTTCCCAGTTATACTCTACTAGGTTAGCTACCAATTCCTTATCTGAGTCTACATTGTAAACAGCAGTACCATCATTTAATCCTAAAAATCTTGAGTCAGGATCACCAGTAAGTGGCGTATATGCTTCGAATACTAAGTTAGGTGCATTCATTAGATCTGAATCTAATATAGACTTAACATCGTGGTATCTAAACATGATATTACCTGATGTGTCTGAATCAGGATATAGTACTTCAATATGTGGGTTATATACACCTGCATCTCTTTGTGCTTTAGTCGGATATGTTTCACCAATAAATGTCATGGCTAATAATGTATGACCTAAACCAAAATTGTATGTATCTGCAATTTCTCTTTGTGTTCCATTACGTCTACGTGCAAAACCTTTTTGAGCTGATCTCCAACCCATTTGAATTATTAGATTGTCTAGTTTACCTGATGACATTATGCTGTTGCCTCCATAAATGTTGCACCACTTCTACGTGCTAATGTTTTCATAACTTTCTTTTGTGGTGTCCAAGTCATTCTTGGATTTGTGTGTATTGTTGTAGGTATCTTCATTGATAATGCTAAGAAGGATAAACCTCCGAGTGTACCATGGAATTCTTTACATTGTGCCATTCTTCTTATAACCTTATCAAGTTTAGGCGAACCAAGATATTTGTTATGCCAATTCATAAAGTTAAATGTGTTTTTACCTGCAAAACATTTTTCTTCATATCTACCTGACATTTGTTTATCACCATCAGTAGAACTAAAATGATAACCTATATCAAATATATCTTTATCTTTTACTAATCTGCGTTTATATGATGCTTCAGGTAATCTCCAGTTAGTATCTAGACATCTTTGTGGACCTAAAAATATACGTGCATTATTATCATCACCTGAATGTTCATGACTTCTGACTATTTCATTATTAAATCCAACCATAACATTCTCTAATTCAAAATCTACTGTGTCTTTAGTTGTTTCACCTCTAGCGGCTTTAGCTTTTGACTTAAAATCAATACCATTTTCAGAGACATGTATATAGGGTTCATAATTAATAGGTGAATGTGGTGGAAATCTAATATATTTTTGATTCTCAAAGTTTTCTTGGGTTTCATCAAATCTCATTAATGTTTTTCCTTCTTGAACAGGGTGAAAGACATTTACACCTCTTACTGCTGGAAATGAATTAATCCAACCAGCTACCACTAGATCAAAAGCCAAACCAAAGTTAATAGGATCTGTATTGGCTGGATTGAAAAATAATGGAATATCAAGGTTGTGTATCACATGTTTATAATCTCCTAATAAGGAGCTATTTTCCATGATGTATTCTTTTGTAAGGCCATCTAATATACTCATACTATATTTAATTCCTATGTATCAGTAAAAGATCTAGATTCGCAGAAGTACTCCCAACTTAACAGATGATTACCTTCTTCATCTTCTATGTGCTTTTCAAATAAGCCTAATGTAAGCATTACTTTATTAGAGTGCAGAAACTCTCTACATTCATATAACGTTTCAAATTCACCACCTGGCCAGTCTGTTTGCATTTGGACAGGATTATTTGCATACCATAACAAAGCAGTTATTACTACAATAGTTTTCATTTTTGCCATCCTTTGATTACACTGTCAGAAAAATTATTATAGCTAAATTCTAATCTGTCTACAAATTTAACAGCTTCACCTTTTTTAGAATTTATAGCTACATAACCTTCTGGATTAGTCACTTTAAAACCACTACTTGTTTTAACAAATTGCTTTTGTTTATCCAACGATACTAGTTTTTTAATTATTTGTACTTTAGCTTGAGTAATGAGATCTACATATTCAAATGCAGCTTTTAAAATAGCAGCATTCTTACCAAGATCAGATCTTAATTGTCTCTTTGCAGCTCTCTTAGAGTCTATAGCTTTATCTGTCTTTAACTTACTGATAATCTTATCTTCGTAATATGTATCTACATATTCAATATAATCTTTTACTGGATTTTTTCTTGCTGTAGGCAATTGACCTTTTCTAATATTAGAGTTTATAAATGTTTTTATTCCAGCACCAACAGCAGCTGATGGTATCATTGCCATTATTTCTTTAAGCTTATCAAACTTGCCAATTTTACTTTCTGCTGATGATAAGATTTTTTCTACTTTAATTTTCTCAGCATCAGTAAAGGCAACATTAGCACCTTTAAAATATGCATCATCCATCCATATAGAACGTGAGCTTTTTAATTTATTTACGTTTACTCCGAATCTTGCTTTCATACTTTGTAAGTCTTTACCTGAATATGTAGTATGCCAAACAACACCTATGTTTGCATTTCTTATTTGTTTACCTACATCACTTTCAGCATCCCAAGCATAAACAATAGTATTCGGATGAGCTGTTATGTATCTTTTATCATCAATAGTCTCATATTTCTGATCACCTTTAGTAAACATAAGGTCACCTTGTAATACAACTCCTGATGGTATACCAATCTTTTGAAACTCTTTATGAGCAATTGCAAGCTTATCACCTGTTTTAAATTTTTTCTTATCAGATGCACTCTTATATAGTATTGGTGTTTTGTTGAATGCTGATTTTGTTGATACAAAGAATTTACCATCAGCAGGATCTACACCAGCAAATATAGCAGGTGCACCATCCCATTTGATTGTAAGTGCTGTCTCACCCGTACCAATGCCATCCAATACATTTCTACAAGATTCAATAGATGCCTTAGCACCTTCATCTCCTCTTTCAAATAGGTCTTCATCTACATGTGTAAGATGTAGATTCTGTGAGCTGTCAGCAGCTTCAGATAAGAAACTAGCCAAATTCATGTCCAGCCACTCTTTTCATTTGTTTTTTGAATTCTGCAAAAGATGGTTTGTCTTTATATAGTTTGATACTAATTTCTGGTCTGTCTTTACCTTTAATTCTCCACATAAGACCTTTGTCTTTATGCTCTGCTTTAGTAGTCTTTACTACACGTCTTTTATATCCTGCTTCCCATGATTCTGTACCTTCACTAAAAGAACCAAAGCTAATTAGTTCTCTGTTTGATATGATCTCAAAGAAAGTCTTAGATGTTTCTGCATTGATCTTATTGTAGTTGCTTAATTCTACTTCTGACATTGTAGGTCTATATGTAAATACTCTTTCTAATGGATTTAACATGATTTGACCTGTAGTTCTCATAACACCTTTACCTTTATTGATTCTTATAGGATTCATTTGTGGGTCTTTTTCAGGTGCTACACCTAAGGCGTTCAATAATGCTTGTGGATCCTTAGCTTTTTTAATTTCTGCAGTTGCTATTTTCAATCTGCTTTCTGAAGATAACCTATCAGGTTTTTGTTCAGGGTCTTTTATATCATAACCTGTCCATGGTAATGCTATACCATGATTTGTTCTTACACAAATATCTTTTGGTTGAATCTTTTTAACTATGCTGTGATATTTTTGATCAGGTTTTTCGTAATTAGTAAATGCAGCTTCAATAAGATAGCATTCTTTACCATCAGAAATAATAGTGTTTCCAGGAATCTGTGAATCTAATAATGATTTGACTGCACCTTTTACAGTCTTTTGATATAGTGCTCTTCTTATTCTTTGTCCATCAGGTGATGTCCAGTTTTGAGAATCAGATGCTCTACCACCACCTTCTTTCTCATCTTTTTTAACCATCACTGAAGCAGATACTATTGATAAGCCTGTTTCATTTAGACCTTCACTATAACCCGTAGTTGTATCACGTAGGAATAAGCGTTCAATGCCTGAACGTTTTGATTGAACTAATTTTACCTCAGTAGGATAATTACGGTCACGATTTTTTACTAAAATCCAACCATGTCCTTTGAAGTGCTTTGCAGCAACAACACACATTTACTCACCATTCAAACGTGAGTTAACTTTATCCCAATCAATAATATCAAATATAGAATCAACAAATGCTGCTCGATCATGACCGAAAGTATATGCGTAAGCATGTTCCCAACAGTTTATAATCATTCCAACATTATCTACAATTCTATAATTAGGTATAATATTCACATAACCTTGCATGTTCATAAATACCCAACCAGAACCTTGTAATCTCGAAGCTTGTTCTTGAACTTGCTTCTTAAAATTATCAAAATTCCCATACCTTTGTGTAATGATATGTTCCGCTTTTCCAATAGGGATATTGTTTTCTCTTCGTTCCCTTAAATTTTCGAAGTACAACCCGTGAAGGTGTGCTCCGGCTTTGTTAAAAGCAAAATCGCCAATACCTTTATTAAAATCTTCCACTAACTTCATGTAGATTTTGTTATAATGTATATCAAAACCTACTTCATTTATTGCAGGCTTTAATTGGCCTATATCGTGACCAAATTTCACGCATTCTAATAATGCCATATTTTACTCCGTTATCGCTTTTGCTTTATCAGTTAGCTCTTTTGCTAAACTATTTAATTCTTTTACTTGTTCCTTTACTGCCTTTGCTTGCGATAAAAGGTCATCTTTTTGTTCTTTTGGAGTTGGTTCAGGTAGGGGTTCTGATACTAAACCAATATCAGGGTATGCAGCATTTACTACATCTAAAGATATATTATACTTATCCTCAAGCTTACCGTCTTTAGCAAGACATACCGTTACGGATTCTTCTACATCCAAGGCATCAAGCATTTCAATGAATAGATTTTCTCTTTTCAATTCAGGTAGTTGTTTAGATTGAGCTGACTCAACAAAATTAGGAAACATCTTTAAGTATGTCCATAATGATTGTGGAGATGATCCATCTTTTCTTTCTTTATCAAATGGTGGTTCACCTTCAGGCATCATTGATTTAATGCTATCATCATAGTTCCATCTCAGAATATATTGTAATGGAGTATGTGAATTATACTTAGTGTTTATGAGATCAACTTTACGTTGTTTTGTTGTGCAAGCATCTAGTTCATTTAAGATTTCAAAGACTTGCATGTCTTGAGTTTTTATAGTCATAATATAACCTTTTTTTATAAATTTTTTCTTACTAAATCAAATGCTTTTTTAGCAGTTGATCCTCTTATTAATGATGGTAAACCTTTAGCAAATGAATCATAATCATCATCAGCTGCAAATTGTCTCATCTTACTTGCAGATATACCAGAAACACCTTCTGCATCAGGGTCTCTTTCTCCTGCAGATAATATAGTTATACTAGAAAATGTATAATCTTTTCCATTATATTTGTTTAAGAGTGTTTCGAATTCACTTACTCTATCAGAGCCTACAACTACATATAGGTCATCATACTTCTTTTCTAGTTCTTTCATAAGATCAATAAGTGTTTTACCTTTATGATCTTTTACAATATTACCAAATGCTTTCTTTGCAAGCTTGACTTTATCTCTATATGGAAGTGGGTCTTTTGGTTTTTTGAATGTCTTCGTTAGAAACACGAAAGGCTTCCCACCGTGAAAGCGAGAAGCCTTTCTTAATTTGTTTACCAGTTTTTCATGACCAGCGGTTGGTGGGTTCATTCTGCCCCATGTAATAACCGCTGTTGCCATAATTAACTACCTCTAAATTTTGAATTTAGCTGTTGGTGCATCTACTACTGTTCCAGCAAATTCGATATCTTGACCTTTATGCTGTTTGTTTGAAGTGGTATATTTCCAAGCTGCTGTACCGTCAAAACCTTTCCAGTTTCCTGATACCGGACGAATCTGGATATCATTGTTTCCTGTTGTTTTGCCAGTGACATAGCCTTCATAGTAAACTCCACCACCTTGAACAGCTACGATGTAGTCACCTACACCACAGTCTGAATCTCTAGTAGCGAAACTTAATGTGTATATACCATTTTCAACCTGAACATCAGTAGAAGTACCTAGGTCTGTACCAAAGTTGCCTTCAGCATCGGAATCCAGTATTGCTGTATTTCCTTTTGATGAATCACCTTTCATGTACCAACCTGGCAGCGCTTCCAATATCTCTAATGATTTGACTGTTCCTTTGTTTCCATCGGAATCGGCAGTTGCTACAGTATTACCGGATGCTTTTCTAGAAGTGACTGCATGAGTGACTCCAAATCCGCCGACCGTAGCAAGTGTATTATCGTCAGAATCAGTAGTTCCAGTGGTAGTCGTATCTACCGAACCTACATATTGCAGAGATGTCTCTGAATCTGTACCTCGAAATACGATTGGTTTTCTATAACCTTTATATGCCATTTGGAGTCTCCTTAAATAATGTTAAATTGTCGACATAGTATTTATTATTTTCGAACTTCGAAATCAGTCAATGACTCTAAATGAAGCTTCATTTGGTGTTTCATGAGATAACTCATCCATTTCTGTATAGAACCACGCGTATCACCATTATATTGCTTCATGATTTCATCTTTTTTCAGCTCTGGAGTCTGAGTTAGATCAATAAGTTGTTTATTTCTAATAAATCTACGTTGTACTTGTAGTGGCCATTCTAATGGATCACCTTTTAACATTGTCATTTGTTTCTTTGTGACAGGTGTTTGTCTTGCACCTTCAGTAATAAGTACTTCATCATCAGATAATACATTAGGAACACCATCACCAGTGTCACCTCTACATATCTTTTCAAATAGTTCTTCTTCAGGATTATCTGATTTTACCCATTTTTTCTGTATATTTGACCATTGTTTTACATTAGGATATTTCTGTAATTGTTTGAAATCACCATCAGGAGATACAATAAGTACTGGCTGAGGTGTATTATTCTTTTCTACAATAGTTCCTATAGCATCATCTGCTTCACATGTGTCTACCCATACACATTTAAATGGACTATACTGTATAATATCATCACGTACCTGATTGATCATCTTAAAGATACCATCCCAATCGTGTATACTATTACTTCTATTCTTTCTACGATTAGCTTTATATGGTGTAAAGTATTGTCTACGCCATGAATTAGCAGCATCCATACATACTATTGTTTCACCATATTCATCTCTATGTTCTACATTATACTTACGAATAATGTTAATCATCGTGTGTCTTATAAGTTCTTTTTCCTCATCAAACTCCTCGATACGTGGGAACATGGCTGACATGGCTATTGAACTAAAATCTAATAAAATCATATTATCTCCTTTTGCTATTAATATTATACTAGTTCTGAGTATATTTTTTATACTCTAAGAGAATGGTTTAGGTCCAATCAATATTGAGGGTAGGCTGAGCAGTTTGTGGATTTTTGGCTGCATGATTTTGTGCTTCTATATGTGTAGGTTGATCTTTTATATCAGTGACTTTCATATGTTCATAATCAACACCGAGTAGCCAGTTTTTTCTATCTGCTGGATCACCATAACGATTCTTAAGTTGACTGAATCTAATCATCATATCATTTCTAAGTTGATCATTTGTAGTCATAGCAAAGAAGTAATCCGCTGTCATAGGTAAACCAAATGATTCTGAAACATCAGTCATACCAACATCAGCATCATTCATGCCTTGTCTATTTGTTTGTGTAGCAGTTAATACAGGAACATTGTATTCCATAGCTAATGCACGAAGTTCTTCAGCAATAGCTTTTATCTTTTCATAGCTGTTTGCATTTTTACCTATACTAAGAGAATTACAAATATTAAGATAATCAATACATATTAAATCAGGTACAAATGTTTTCTTCATATCAAGTTCTTTAAGTAAAGATCTGAAGTGTGCTGCAGTAGCCATACCAGTAGGATATTCTTTTACAACTAATCTACCTTGTGTTTTTGTTCTTAATGTTTGGAATCTTTTTAAGAAGTTATCTTTACCAACAGAATCTAATTCTTCTTGAGTCATGTCAAGTAAATTCTGATCAATTCTTTGTGCAATCTTTTCTTCTGCCATTTCCATAGTAATATAAAGAATATTTTTACCACGTTCAAGTAAACTTGATGATACTGAACACATAAATAAAGATTTACCTACACCAGTACCAGCCATAATAACACCAAGTGTTTTTTCAGGAATACCACCACGTAAGATATAATCTAAATGTTCAAGACCAGTTTCTAATTTGTTTTCTTTCTTATTATAGTAATCCCATCTTTCTTCAACTTGTTCTGTATAATCATGACCTACAGATTTATCAAATGAAGTACCAATAGCATCATGTAATAATTCAGGTAATGCTGTCATTGGAGTTTTCTTATCATCACCACCAATAACATTAACAGCTTTATATACTGCATTTACTATTGCACGCTCTTGACACCACATTTCTGTTTTATCAACTAACCAATCAGTTTTATTAATTGGCTGTATATCTTTATTTAGAAAATCTTGAATAGAGTTATAAATTGGCTCAGTCAAATCAGTTCTTGATTCAACTTCAATTTTAAGTGCAGCAGAACTAGGTAATGCATTGTTCTTATTAAAGTATCTTACAACTTCTTCGAGAATAACTTTCTCATGCTTTTCTGTAAAATAATCATCTTTAAGAAATGGTGCAACTTTTCTACAATAGTCTTCGTTGACCATCATATTGTATAAGATACCTTTTCTAAGTTCTGTTGAATCAACACTCATGGAATAATTATACTCGGTGCATCATTCTTTTTCACGTTTAATATGTCTGCTATAATATCAGATGCCATTTGTTCAAACTTTGATTCTTTAGCATATTTCTCAGCATCTTCGATAGTGAGAAACTCTACTTGAAATTTAATCTTATCTTCTTTAAGATCCATATCTACTGGTCTCCATATAACACCATTATATTTATGACCTTTACCGGTGACTTCTATCCATTCACCACCTTCAGGGTCTATATATGATTTAAAATTCTTAGGATTGTTTTTTGACATTCCATGGCCTCCTATATTCTAAGTTGTTTAAAAATGTGTCTGTAAATATTCCATCTACTCTAATAGTGTATGTCCATTGTGGATTAGGATCAACACCATGATAATTAAGATCATGAAATACATAACAGTTGCTATCTACATAATGTTTCTTATCATTTTCTTGGTCGTATATAAAACTCCTTTTGTTTTTTGCTGGACTTAACATAATTGAATGATGATCACTACCCATTACAAATGGATTATTATCTCTATGTACCGTAATATGTTGAGAACTATCTACACCAAATATATTCACTCTACCAATTTGCTTAAATGGTAGCTTTGACCATATCCATTTAATTGTACCAGGAAATAATTTCTTTGCTTCATCTGGAATATACTTACCATGAATATGTTCTTGTTCATTCCATTGAGACCACATGATTGGATATACATCTCTCCATGGGTAATAAGCACCTTTAGAGAACTTAAGATACCTTTCCATAATCTTTTGCTTTTTAAAATCATCAACTGGTAATGACTTGATTCTTTGTTCTTCATCTTCTGATAATGCCTGCCTAGCATATTTTACATCTAAAAAATCTGAATCAAAATATTTGGTATATGCATCACCACGACTATAGTCATCACCAACACTAAATATAGTATTGTCAGTCATTGACATACCCCATACTACTTCTTGATGAATTTCACTTGCAGTATTATTATCTAATAGATCTATATGAAGATACGGCTGATCATTGATCGTTATCAACGGTTGAATCTTCTTCGACAACTTCGACATTTTCCTCCACTACTGATTGAATAGAACCAATTGCATATCTTTTTTCAATAGCATCACTAAAACCAGACTTAAGTAATGGTAGCCAATACTCTGATGAATTAGTTTCTGCTCGTCTTTTCTTTAAAAATACTTCACCTGTATTAGGATTAGTACCTTCGAACCAACCAACAGATGGTTTAGTAATCCATCCAAGTTCTAGTCCGATATCAAGAAGGCCTGACCATTTGTTAATGCCACCTTCCCATGATATTGATAATGGAAGTCTTGTTTTTTCTCTTACAAATCTAGATTTTTCAACACCCATCATAAAGTTATAACCTGAGATTTCTGTACCATCTTTTTCTTGTTGCCTACCCATAAATAATATTTGATTGGCTGAGTAGTAAATACCTGAACCACCAGACATAATGTCTTTAGGGAACATGCCAATCTCTTTATATGTATGATTTACCGCAACTAATGGTATATCTCTTGTTGTTAGGTAAGGTGTAATTATTCTAAATAAAGATTTAATTGCTTTAGCTCTTGACATATCAGCAACTGACTTACCATCAAGTGCATCTTCAAGTTCTTTCTTTGAAGCTAAATTACCAACTGAATCAATAAGTATAATGACCTTATCGCCTTTGTCAATTTGTTCTAATTGTTTTGTAATATCAAACTTAAGTTGTTCTACATGTTCTATTGGTGTATGCATACATCTTTTAGGATCTACATTCATACTTTGAAGATATTCAGGTGTGATACCGAATTCTGTATCATATAATAGACATACAGCATCTTCATATTTTCTAAGATATGCAGAAGCCATAAGTAAAGCTAAGTTTGATTTGAAATGTTTTGATGGACCAGCAAGTATTGTAAGGCCTGAAGTAAGACCACCTTCAACTTTTCCAGATAGTGCAATGTTAACAACAGGTATATCTGTTGGGACCATATCTTTTTTGTTGAATAATGCTGATTCAGCAAGAACGGCTGTTGATTTTACCGTTGACGTTTTTTTGAGTTTTTCTAGTAGTGACATAATATTCCTTTGTTGGTTGTTTTATGAAGAGTATACCAACTCCATGATATATTTATACCACTACTAGAGATTTTTTTTTGATTATCCTTTCAGATATTCAGGCTCGCCTTTATTAATCTTAATAGACTTTGGCTTCTTCTCTTCAGGAACTTTTAGTTCCAAAGAGATGCTTAAAATACCATCAGATAAATTGGCATCAGTGACTTCAACATGTTCTTGAAGTTTAAAAGCTTTTTGAAAGTGTCTTGAACTAATACCTTTGTGTACATAGTTCTTATCTTTCTTTTCAGCTTTGCCTGCAACAAACAACTCACCGTCTTTGACAGTAATATCGATTGCATCCATACTAAATCCAGCAACAGCCAATTCGATAGCAAATTTTTCTTCACTAATCTTAATGATGTTGTGTGGTGGATAAGACTGTGTGTCTTTCCATACAGATGATTCTAGTTCGTTGAAGAGTTGATCGAATCCGATAAAGGCCGATCGTGGGAATGTAATTGCGTTCATAGTTTCCTCCTTATTAAAGCAAGTTTACAAAAGACTCCTGATTATCAGCAAGTCTATTATATTTATACCTATGTGCCCCTATTTTTTTGTTAGCTATTCAGTATAGCTTGGTCAGTAGTAGCTGTAGTGTCCGATCATTGCGAGTAGAAGTGGCATGAATATAGTACCAACTAGGATACTAATATCGCGAGCTACTTCACAGAATCGGCAAATTTTCGGATGTTCAGCTTTGTATTTTTTAAAGGTCATTGTCATTTACTAGATATATAATCGGGTTAAAATAATTTATCACTTATATAGTGTGACAAACTGGCATTGATCTAAAGATTATTCCTTTTATAACTTTTTGTTATATTTAGATTTTCGTGGTATTACTTTTGTTTTGTCTTTTTCTACTTTATGACCGTATGGACTATCCTGGCCAAATAGTACTTTTGCCTGGCGGGTTTTTCCATGTACCATCGGTATTGTAATGCGTTGGATAGGTTTTCGTTTTGTCATATTCTTTTAGTACTTTATCTAATTCAAAGCCATTGTCATTTTGCATTGACTTTAATCTATTTAATGTATCGTTATCAGGATCTAGCTTGTGTAGTTCAATTGCTAGATAGTGAATTACTTTTTCATCCATAGATGTTTTTAAAAATTTACCCATTATGTTTTAGTTCCTACAGTTCTTCTTATAATATCATTATGATTGAACTCTGCCCAATATAACTCAAAAGCTACACCATCTTCAATACCTTCAAATTGGTGTATCTTACCAGGTTTTACTTGCGTAAATTCTCCTGGACCTAAGATAGTTTCATCAACAAGACCTTCTTGATCTTCTTGCCAAACTCTTATCAACATTTTTCCTGACTCAACAAAGAAGCCATTCCATTTGAATTGATGTTCATGTTCACTACATTTATATCCCGCTTTGTATTCTATGCGGTGGAATTCAAGCACGCCATTCGCATGAATTAGCTCTGTTTGACCCCAAATTTTTCCAGCTTTGATACTCATATAAATATAATACTATATTATGGAGATTATTTCAAATGGCGACTAAAAAAATTCACAGAGTTTATTGCACCTATTTTCCAGATGGCAGGTATTATATCGGCTATTCAGGTAAACCAGATAAGCAATTCAAAAAGTATTACGGCTCATCCACTCTTATAAAAGAATACAAAGAGAATGACTTACACAAAGATGTTATCTTTGAAAGTGTAAAGAAGAATGAAGCTAAGATGCAGGAATTCCTATTACAATGGCAACAGAGAAATTGCCCTGATTGTATAAATGATATGATACATTTGAGATTAAGATTAAAGCATCTTAGTGAATTTAAACCAATTGATTGGAAACCAAGAGATGTACCAGCCTGAGGATCAATACTTCTTACACAATCAGTATGATACTAAGACTGAGTTTGATAATTTTTTAGATTATCTACTAACATTTCAAGAAGCTTTAAGAGAGGATTTCTTGAGAAATGAAAATCAAACTATAGCCGATGTAGTTAAACAAGAAGGATTTGAAAATGCTAAACCTAGAACTATACAACAATATAATTTTCAAAATGAAAGATGGGCACCGCCAAAAGAAGCTAGGTATGCTTTAAAAGATGCTGTTAAAGTAAATGGTGAAACAGATTATAGTGGTTGGACTAGTACACAGATAAAATATTTTTCTGATGGACCAGATAAGATAAGTGATCCTGCACCAATGATATGGGTAAACAAAAGATTTCCTACCGCAGCTAGCCTACTTAAAAAGTTTGGTGATGATTGCCCAATTATGGATTATGTTATGTTAAAACCAGGTGCAATACTATCAAGACATACTGGTGCTACAAATATAGGTTCTAATAGAGTAAGAATACATCTACCTATTTTTATTCCTGAAGGTAGATGCTTTTTAGAAATTAATGGCAAGCCAATTTATTGGAAAGATGGACCGTTTGGATTTAATGATGAATATGTTCATAGTGCTTGTAATTTGACTGATGAATATAGAGTTATATGGATGATGGATATGGAAAGAGAAAGAGTCGGTTTACCTGAATGTAAAGGTGCCAATACAGAATTAAATAAATCATTAGATGAGGAAATAGACTATGAAAGAATATGAAGATCTTAAGACTAATCTAGATATTGAAGACTATACAAAGAACTACAAATATTATAGAGAACTAGATATACCTGGATGGGAAAAAGTCAGAGATGAGATGTTTGAATTTACTACAAAGACAAGACCTGAAATTTCTCTTGGTATGGGTAAACCAATATGGAGAAGATGTTGGCCTGAACCGTATGTAGGTTTAAGAAATCTTTGTCCAACTTTATGGGATATGTTTGAACCACTCTTTGGTGAGATTAGAAGTGTAGGTTTCTTTGTAATGTTATCTAGAGATTGTTCTATACATACAGATAATTATGATGCTGTAGGTGATGGTTTACCAGAAGCTACTAAAAGAATTAATATTCCTATTCAGAACTGTGATTTAACACACACCAGATGGTTTGTAGCTCATGACGTACCAAGTATTGCTTCATACGATGGAGTAAATAAAATCTTACCTATCGCTAAGCCAATAGATTTAAAGAAGATGGAAAATGCTGAATCATTAAGAATGGTAATGGGTACAATGTATGGTGAACATCTTACAGGTGAAAAACAAACTGTAAGCGGCAAATCACACATACCAGAATATGCAGGTTTAAAAACTGCTGATGGTAAAAAAGTATTTGTACCAGATGGTACACATTATAATACTTTTGATGAGAAAGATGTGACTGAAGTATCAAGAGTAGAATTAAAAAGACCTACAATCATAAGAGTAAATGAACCACATCAGGTGGTTATTGATGAAGATAAATGGAGATTTCCAAGAGTAGCAGCAACAATTGGATTCAAAGATGAAGACAGACTTACCATATAAAAAAATAGATATACCAGATTTAGATAAAGTCATATCTGAGCTACAGAACTATACACAGAATTTACATCCAGGTTTGTACCGAGCAGTGAATACTGCACAATCAATTGCTAAGGCAATAATGGTTGATAAGTTTGTTAAGGAATTACAGGAGAATGCTGGATTCTGGAGAAACTCATATCCAGATGTTTATCAAGATATGTTAGATGAATGTCCTACACTACAAAAATCATTACAAGAATATGGTAAAGTTGTTAATGTAGCATTCTTTTGTTTATGGCAAAAAGATTCACCTATACATTCTGATGATATTGTAATGGATTTAAAATCACAAAGATTTAGAATGGATCCTAAACATGAATTTTATTATGAAGACTTTCCACCTTGGCCTATCAAGACTCGTATTAATATACCTATCTTTAATTGTGAAAAATCAAGAACTATATGGTGGAAACCACATAAAGAAAAAGAACCTCAACAGAAAATGTTTAGAACTTATACACCGAATGAGTGTGATAAAATAGCAGAGATGACCTTGGATAAGGCCACCTTGCTAAGAGTAGATATTCCACATCAAGTATTGAATGATGGTTGGAGAATGCCAAGATTGGCGGCTACTATAACTACAGATCAAGATCTGACAGATTATATTTAAGCAGCTCTTTCTTTCCAACCCCAATCACCGTCCATACCGTTAACTGAATATTCAGTCACTCTTTTCTCAAAGAAATTATCATGAGATACTCCATTGAGTACCCAATCTAACCATGGAAGTGGATTTTCTTTAGCTTTGAATTTAGCCTTTAATCCTAATTGTAATAGTCTTCTATCAGCGATGTGCCTGATGTATTGTTTTACTTCATCAATAGCAAGTCCTTCGACTTTGTTATTATCATAAGCAAGATCAATAAATCTATCTTCTAACTTAACAGCATTTCTTGCCATTTGATAAATTTTAGATTTTAGTTCATCATTCACAATACGTGGATGCTCTTCACAGAATGTTCTAAATAATTTAGCATTACCTTGAACGTGAAGTGTTTCATCTCTAATAGACCACTCAACAATTGTACCCATACCTTTCATTTTACCGAAACGTTGGAAATTAAGTAGCATTACGAAAGATGCAAACAGACTCATACCTTCATTGAATACAGACTGTGCTAGCGCTAATGCTAGACCAGTATGAGATGTGATATTGTTGTTAGCCATAAAGTCTAACTTATCTGACATCTCACTGAACTCTAAGAATTTATGAAATTCTGATTCAGGTAAACCTAGTGTATCATTTAAAAGAGCATAAGCTCTTTGATGAACACCTTCTCTACCAGCAAATGATGCAAGCATAGTTCTAACTTCATTGTTTCTCATCTTTGGAATAAGAAAGTCATGATAGTTAGCACCTACCTGGACATCTGACTGAGTAAATAACCGCAATACATTCACAATAAAGTCTTTTTCTTGTTTTGATAATTTAGTACGCCAATCTTGAACATCCTCAGATAGCTCAGCTTCATCCTCAACCCAATGTACCTCTTCATGTTTCTTCGTAAGCTCTACAGCCCACGGATAATGGAAAGGTTTGTATGCTTTACTGTCTTCTAATACAGTCATTTTATCCTCCTGTTTATTTTTTTTCGTCTAAGACGATTTGCTCTTCAAGATTCTTGATACGTTCATTCATTCTAAAAATAACAGAACACAAAGATTTAATATCTTGTGCATTCGGATTACCTCTAGCGATTGTACGATCAAGCATCTTTTGAAGCTCGTCAGTATAACTAATTGCTTTGCTTTTAGCCATAATATCCTCCTTCGCTTGGTCTAACCCTCACAGGCTCGACATTCATCATCGTTATTATCTTCATGTCCTTTATTTATATGAGACATAAACTCATCATAACCACCTACATATTCACCTTTTAAGTAAATTTGTGGGACAGTTTTGACATCCTTCCTTCCAGTCACTTCCGCTGCTGACTTACCGAGTTTTTCAATATCGATAAAGTCATAAGGAATTCCTAGAATTCTGAATTCTTCTTTAGCCATATGACAAAATGGACAATCATCTTTACCATAGATAATGTTCCTTGAGTCATCAACAAGAGCTACTCTTGCAACTGAATTAGCTATTGTTTCAGCTCTTACTTTAGATTCTGTTCTTAAGTAATATAAACCTTTTAATCCACCTTCCCATGCTTTTAAATGTACATCATTTACATAGGATCTATCACAACCAGATGGAAAGAATAAATTCACGCTTTGGCCTTGACAAATAAACTTTTGTCTATCAGCTGCGTGTTGAACAACCCATCTTTGATCGAGTTCATCGGCTGTTTTGAATAATGTTTTTTCTTCATCTGATAAAAATGTTAGGTGTTGTACAGAACCCTTATTAGTAATAATACTCTTCCATACGCCTTTTTTATTCTCATTCTTACTTTCTAAGAGTTTATCTAAGTATTTGTTTTTTACTAGGAAGCTACCAGCTCTTGTTCTATGTGTATAAGCATTTGCTTTTAACGGTTCAATACTAGGAGAAGTAGAAAGAATGATACCAGAAGAAGCGTTGGGAGCGATTGCCAATAAGTGAGAATTACGTTTACCACTTCCATGACCGTCTAAGTATTCGCCTCTTGCTTTTGCAAGTTTTTCTGTTTGTTCATTTGCTCTCTCCTTTATTACCTTAAATATATTAGTATTATACTCACGAGCTACCTCCGTTTGCCAAGAACATCCCTTTCTTTGTAAGTAAGAATGGAAACCCATAGCACCAAGACCTAATGATCTCTCTCGTGATGCAGAATATTTAGCTCTTGTAATTGTATCAGGTGCATTTTGTATAAAGTACTCTAATACATTATCTAGCATGGTGATTAGATCTTGTACAATAGTAGTATCTTTCCAATCATCATAATATTCTAAATTCAAAGATGATAAACAACATACGGCTGTTCTATCATCGCTTGTTGGCAGATGTATTTCATTACATAGATTAGAACCATTAATCTTTAAACCTTTTTTCTTTAATGGTTCAGGTAAATCTTTATTAGCAGTATCAATAAAGTTTAGATATGGTTCACCTGTTCTAAATCTTGTTTCTAAAAGTTGTTGCCAAACTTTTCTTGCAGGCATAGTATCTGTAATTCTTTTATCATGAGGATCTTTAAATTCCCAATCTTTATTTTCCATGACTGCCTGCATAAAGTCATCTGAAATATTAACTGCATTATGTATATTTAATGCTTTTCTTTGAACATCACCAGTAGGAATTCTAAGTTGCATAAATTCTAAAATGTCTGGATGTCTTATATCCATATAAGCAGCATAAGAACCTTTACGTGTTTTACCTTGTCTGTATGCAATCATATCAGCATCTACGGTATGTAAAAATGGAATAGGACCAGGAGCTACATCAGATATTGTTCTTACATCTGACCAGTGTCCACCTACACCACCACCATAAACAGATAACCACCTCAATTCAGATGAATGACTAATTAAACCTTCAAGCGTATCAGGAACATATGTAAGAAAGCAACTAATAGGCATACCTTTATCTTCATTAGGTTTACCATTAGGTGCATTTGATAATACAGGTGAAGCAAACATAAACCATTTCTTACTTGCATAATCATAAATTCTTTGTGCAAGATCTTTATCTAATTTACCATTGAATTTTGACCATGCTTCTGCTGCTCTAGCATAAGCTTCTTGTGGAGACTTTTCACTCGGTCTCATATAGAAATCTTTGAGCATGCCAACGGCATAATCAGCTAACAACTGATCCTGTTTTTTATTGATAGATACCATCTTATACTCGCTTCCAGTTGTCTAGTTTAATTTTGGCTGTTAAGCCTTCGTATGTATTTTCTTGAATTATTTTTAGGGGGTTGAGGTCTTGTAGTATCATATCATTTATATCTTTTTCTTTTATATTATCAGGCCAAATTACGATTTTGAAACCCCTATCGATGAACTTGCTATATTTGGAAATTACTTCTGCATTACGCTGTTCATTATCTAGACATATTATCATGTCTGAATTACTATATTTATTTTTGCTGATGTCTGAACCAGCCATTGCAAGAGCATTAGGTAAAAATAAACTGTCAATAGGACCTTCAACAAGGTAAGTTATATCATCTTTGTTCCATCTTTCAAGACCAAAGATCTTACCTCTATCTTTATCCAATAATACAGTAATATATTTTGGTAATGTATTATCTAATGCTCTTGCTTGAAGAGCAAATAACTTTCCATCTTCATCAAAGAATGGAATAATTACTTTTTCTTGGTCATCTTTGAAATTGTACCCGTACCGATTAACGAGTTTTCCAAGATTTTTAGTATAGTAAAAGAGGCCGCGATAGTGAAGAGGAATCCTCCTATCCCGTATAAACTGAAAGCATATATGAGAGTCGTCCATATCAATAACCCTCTGCATATCAGATAACAGGTTATTATGGTTTGTTGTGACTTTGATGTGAATGCGATCCCTAGTAGGATCAGTGATGTTGTTATTATCAAAAGCATTCTGTATAAACTCCCATTTAGCATTGCGCTGGCACCCATGACACAGAAACATTTCTGTATCACTATCACTATAGACAAAACTAGGGTGTGTACCGCAAGACGGGCACGAGACTTCCATTACCATAGTATAATAATACTATAACTGGTCTAGAATTTTCTCGAGAGAATCTTTCTTTTTCTTTTTCTTTGTTCCACCATCTAAGAGTGAATCCATACCAGCTAAACCACCAGCATTGACTGCTGCATTTGTATTGGCTCCAGATAATGGACCACCAAAAGATGCTCCACTTGTCATGCTTTCTTCCATTGCATCAAGCATAGCATTCCAATATCCTTCAGCATTTGATAGATCATAGTCTTTCTTATTTACTAGACCATGCTCTTCTAATCTCTCTGCTAGATATTCCGAAGTTGCTTCACCTTTATTGACAATTACATACTCTTTGATAAGAGCTAGTGCCGCTATATATGAAGCTAATTGTGATTTACCGCCAGGTACTTTACCTAAAAGTCTTTTAAGATTCCAAGATAATCTGTCAAGCATATTGAAAGAGTCTTTTTGTTTCTTATCTCTTTCTTTTTTCTTGACTAATATATTACCTTTATCATCGATTACACCAGTTTTGTAGGCATCCCATTTAGTATACCTCATAGTTAATTTACGAAGTAGTCTAAAAACGAATAACGTGTCTACAATTGATTTACCAGCCATGAGTTATTTAATTCCTTAATCTTTTTAATAATACCGCGGTCTCTAAACAAAATTTAATTTCTGGATATTCATGTGATTCAAGGTAGGATAAGTATTCATATATAGTCTTGAATACTCTTTTCTCAGCATCATTAGAATGAAATAAAAGAAGCTCCTTTGCGGCTTTAGGTTGGAATACATTAAAGAATAATATAACGTGGTTAACAAGAAGTCTTATATTGACATCTTTACCGTTTACAATTTTAGTGGCTAATTTTCTTGCGTGTTGAGCTTTACGCAAATCTTCTTTGAATTCTGTTTTATCAGCTATAGCATTTCGATAGGCTTCGAAAGCATACTTCTCAAAATTTTTCTTATCCAGCTGCATCGATATGACCATATTCAGACGGATTTACTTTCGTCTGTGGTTTAGTATCGATCTTATCTTTTTTGCCGCTTAACTTTATCTCTTGAGTTTCATCAGCATCCGCTTTGTCATTATCAAATTGTTTATTACCAATAGCAACATTTGCACCAGGAACTTCGCCTGGGACCGATAAAGCAGCTTGAGGCTCAGCAGCACCTGCTGGTACCGCTTCTCCATCACTTACTTCCTGCTCTTCTTCGTCGTCAGATTTTTCTAAAGGATTCTTACCATTAGATATTTGTTCACCATCATCTTCAGCTATTTTTTGAATAGTCTCGATGAATGAATCTATATCACCTTCATAAGTCTTTAAAAGATCTTCTATTTTGACTTTGCTTACCATGTATTATTTATTATAAAAGAAAGGGGAGTCCTATTCTCCAAAGAAATTTGTTAGAGTCAATCGCTTCTCGATAGTCCAACCAATAGGATTTAAGATACTTTCAATAGGATCAGCCATAATCTTTTCAAACATTTTTTCGTAATTGATATATTGCCTAACTTTAAATTCTTCAGGGAGAGATGTCAAATAAGATACTACATCACCACCTACATTATTAGGTTCTCTGAGCCATAGGAATTTACCTTTTTCACCATTCTTGATATATTCCCAATCATAAGTAAGTTTATGTTGATTAAGAAGTCTATTGAATAATATAGCACCACGTATATGTGGTGGAGTACCTTTCTTGAAACCAATATTATCTCTTGGCGTATATTGATGTACATTATTCATAGTTCTAGGAAATGCAATTTCTTCTGCAGGCAATGAAAGAAAATGTTTCTTATAATTGGCCATGGCTTTCTGAACTGTTTCTTCATCAGTGGTAAGAATCAACTTAATAAGATTAAGTAATGGTTCTCTACATCCTTGAGGTGTAGATGATCTTATTGCTTCAAGACCTTGTATTTTTACTTTGGGCTTTTCAGGTCTATAACCTTCAATATCCCATACGTTCATTGCATATCTTTTCTTTGCTGTCCAGAATGCAGCATCTGCAATAGCTTCTCTACCCATAACCATTTTCTGAGCATATACATTTTGATATTCAGCTATTGAATCAAACTCTTTATTAAGAGCTTTGGTTAGTTGTTCTTCGCAGACTCTGTCAAGAATATCTACAACTTCAGTTTTAGATTTATCTGCGAAGAACTTATCAACCAATGGTTGAAGATTTACATAGTTTGAATCTGTATCAATTGCAATAACATAATCAACTTTATCTGTCTTTAAGAGTTTATTAAGATATCTGTTAATTGACATTTCAGCTCGTTGAATTACAAACTGACCTGATAATGTTATACTTGAACCAAGTCTTGGATCAAACCATCTATAATATTTGTTGGTGATTGCACCATAACCTGAGTTAAGAAGAATCTTACGAACGTATTGAGCAAGATGGAGCTTAGTAATATCACCACCTTCTTTTTGCTTTTTCTTCATTACACCTTGAATTTGTTTACGTTCTTCATAGAGTTTTCTCATAACTCTTGGAATTACACCTTCAAAGTCTTTTTTAAATGTCCAGCCTGAAGCTGCAATTGCAAAATCACCTTGTGACTTAAACGGTTTACCATGTAAGAAATCACGCATACGTTTTTCTTCTGATATTTCAGGCCATATCTGAAGCTTATCCATGATAGTTTCAGGTGATATATTATATTGCATGATAAGGTGAGGATATAGAGAATTCAAATCAAATGAAGCTACCCATCCATGTTTACCAACTTGTGGAGTTTTTACATAACCACCAGGAATCATTTCAGTTGTACCTTGTCTTGGAAAACTAAATGGTGGTATTTTCTTTTCAAAGAACATTTCTTTGTTAATCATAGCATCCCATGTTTTAACAACACCCGATACATCTTCATAATTGATACCTGCTTTATAAGCTACTGCAATCTGAACATCAATCAAACCCATCTTATCGTCAAGTCTTTTAACTAGATTTGTATCTTGAATATTATAATCAATAAACTTATTAAAGTCTTCAAAGAATAACTTATGTAGAGATCCAACTTCTTTATAATCTAATTTCTTTTCACCAAGCTCGATAAATGCAATGTGATCTAAACGATATGATTCTTGTACTGCATTCTTTCTATATCTGTCAAGATAATCAATATCATCAATACCCATAATCTCAACTCTAAGTTGATTACCTTGTTTTGTAGGAAATTCTTTAATACGTGTGACACCCCATGGCGAGAGTCTTTTAATATCCATTCCTAGTTTTACCATACGATTATGAATATAAGGCATATCAAATGATTGAGTATTCCAACCAGTAATAATTTGAGGATAATGATCTTGCCAATACTTTACAAAGAAGTCAAGTATTTGTCTTTCAGAATTACATGGTACATACACGATTTTATCAAGTAAATCTTGATCAGTGAGTACTGAATCATTTCTTGACCAATCACCATTACCAAATGTAATAAACTTATCTGTTATAGAATCATGTAGACATATTGCTGTGATTGGATGAGCAGCTTCACCTGGTTCAGGGAAACCTGCTTCTGAAGATACTTCAATATCAATTGTAAATGTTCTTATCTCTTCACGATTCCAATCATTCTCAGCATTTGGATAGTATTCAATACAATATTGTGAGTTATAGAATGGGAAGCCGTATACTTTTAAATTAGTTTCTTCATTCTGCTTACCAAAATTTCTAGCATCGACCATGTTATCAAATGCTAATGGCTTGAGATGATTACCATAGATATCTGTATATCCTGTTTCTTTGGAAGATTGAATATAAAGAGTAGGATCATACTTTACTTTAGTACGAAACTCTTCACCATCTCTGATACCGCGAACAAGTAGATTTTGGCCATATATGGCAACATTAGTGTAGTATTCTGACATTAATTAGATTATACTAATTTGTGGACTTTTTGCCAATGGTATAGTTAGCTTTTAACAACCATTCTGATTTCTCTTTGAAAGGGATTACTTTTACTTTTTGGAGGGATGCTGGTTCGGCTGAACCTACGATTTCACATAATTTCCATTCTTCTAGAAGACGAGCTATACCATTTCGACGTGCTGTATCCTCGACGGTGATCTCCCTGTCGAATCCATCTAATTTGAAGAGCTCTCTGTAGTGACAGATATAATACTTTCCCTTCTTATGTAGAATGTGGCAAGTCTGAACTAGTTTCTTATCTCTTGATTCTAATCCAATTCTTGTCAAAGTTTCTACTATTTTAAGGAAATCATCTCGCTCTTTTAGTTTTACTTCTAGTAATTGTTCTAACATTATAACCTTTAAAAATCATGTTAGATACGCCTACTGTATTTATTTTATGCCACCCTTAAGGTTTAAGGATTTGATATATTTTACTTGATCAGGTTTAAGTGTCTTACAGTAGTCAATTGCTGCTCTCTTAGAGATAGAAAAGTATTCTGCTACTTCATCAATACCATCAGTCTTATTCATCTTCTGCCATTTAGCAAAGTAATTTTTCTTTGGCATAGCATGAAAGTAAAATGCATATTGTTCTGCATCAGATACATTATCATATTTGTTCATTTCATTTGCATAATGAACAGTATCAGATCTCATAGAAAATCCTAGATTGATTACGTACTTAACATAACCAAAGAGATCTTCTTTGAATGTCTTATTAGATATTGATTTAATAAAGTCGAAAGGTGAAGGCTTATTTACCCTTAACTCTTCTTCTTCCTGCTTTATTATTACGTTTCCAAATAAATCTATTTGCATAACTTTTCTTTATTCTCCAATGGCTTACTAGATCTTTATACTGACCCAGCATAGTTTTTTCTTCATATTTACAAACAATCCAAAATTGATTAGGAAATACCATAAATGCTGGTATATGAAATGCAGATGAAGAGTGAAATAAGATATATGGCATTTTGCCAGACTTTAAGAGTATCTTCATAAAGTTTCTAGGTTTATAACCAGAGATTAATCCAAATGATACTCCGTAATCTAATATACCAATCTTTAATCCACTAAACTTTGATATTCTTCTATGACTATTATAATAAGTACCTTTTTCCCATGCATAAAATCCATTGCCATTTCTGACAATATAGCATGGGTGTATTTCATTATATCCCATGGTTTTGGCTCTTTTCCTAGGGTAGTGAGTACTTTTAAAAAAGTATATTCTATTTACCTTGGATTGCAGGAAAGATTTTTGAAATCTGTTCCAAGCATTTTTCTGCCACTTCTCTATGTTCTTTTTGAGTTCCATTAGCAATTCTCAAATCAATGTAATGTATCCAACTTCGCAATGTGCCATTCATATATAAAGTTGAATTTGTTAATCCCTCTGGTAAGACTGCTCTGGCTTGCTCTTTAGCAATCTTGTTTTCCAATGCCCATTCATATAACTCTCTAGCTTTATCAACCAAGTCTTGTTGTTTATTCAACCAGTCTCTTTCTAGTTTTATATCTAAATTGTCATGTGAATTCTGTCTGTTCTTAGTGTCTTGTATTCTAGCCTCTCTAAGAGTAAAGGAGTTGGCAACAGCATACCTTTGACTAAACTCTTGGAATGAGAAACTTCTATGTCTTAATATTTGTCTTGCAATATCTCTTGTTGTTTTAATTTCCATACAAACATTAACCATTTCGAATGGTGACCAATGTTGATTCTTCATTAAGTATTTAAGGAGCTTGTCCTGAGTCGCCTTATTGTCTTGATTGGATGGATTAGAAACTCTAGCTGTATATGCTATTAGATCAGTTAAAACTTTGTCCTCAGGAGTGCCTGGTGCATTGGTATAACTGATTATTTTAACGGAACTTGACATTCTTCATTACCTCTACCACAAATGCAGCTAAATTAATTTCTTGATTCGTGACGAATGCAGCTCTATGTAAGTACTCACCGATAATCAATATAAGATTTGGTATTGAAGATGGTTCTACATATTCATTTATAGATTGATAGAACTCATTGAATAAAGAATCAGCATCAGGATTATCAGCGATCCATGCTCGACATGATTTAAAATCTTTTTGCTTAATATATTTTACAAGTGTTTTTACTTTTGTTGTATTTACAACTGCAATGATACCACTATCAATGTTATTATCAATATGAGAATATCTTTGTAATTCATTTATGATTCTACGATTATCAGGGAAATAAGATTTTACAACTTCAAGCACTGCTTGTTTTTCATACTTGACTTTTTCATTGTCAAGAATATGCATGCATCTTTTAGCAATACCACCAGCATTTGCAGCCATATCAGCTTTAGATATACTAAAGTCTATAACACTACACCTTGAATGTAAAGGTGGAATAATCTTATGCTTGAAATTACATGTTAATATAAATCTAGCATTTGAACTAAACTCTTCAATAAAATTGCGAAGAGCAGGTTGGACAGCGATACCTAAGTAATCAGCCTCATCAATAATCACCACTTTCGGCTTAGCAGTAGTTGAAACAGTAGAGACGAATTTCTTTATCTTATCTCTGAGTATATCTATAGATCTACCCTCATCTGAACCGTTGATTATAATGTAATCACAGCCTTGCTCTTCGCATAGAGCACGAGCAACTGTAGTTTTGCCTGTGCCTGCCGAACCTGATAAAAGCAAGTTCATCATATTACCTTTATCTCTAAGGTTAATAAACGTTTGCTTTAACTTGTCTGGTAGAATACAATCGTCTATAGTTTTAGGACGATATTTTTCTACCCATAAAAAATGTTCTTTCATTATAACTCCTTGCTATGCTTCTTAATATAACCAATAGATCTTCCAGTCTTTCTAGACGCTGAAGATAAACTGTCATATATCTTACCATTATACTCAATGGCTATAGAATTTTTTATTGTTCCTGGTTTACCTAATGGTTTAAAGCCATCTTTCCATTGTTTGTCTAATTTTTCTGTCTTCCTTGACCATGCAGATTTCTTTTTCTTCAGATCAAAGTTCTCTTTCTTCACATTCAACTCCCGCTTCTAATAGAAAATCAATTCCTGATCTATCTCGGTATTCTTTATTATAGACAACACGGACCACACCAGCTTGATAGACGAGCTTTGCACAATCATAGCAAGGAGATAGTGAGACATAAAGCGTCGATCCCTCAGAGCTAGATGTAGTTCGTGCGACTTTCGCAATTGCGTTTGTTTCCGCATGCAAAACCTCTCTTTTAGTTTCCAGTTCTTCAGAACTGTCATTATAATGTTCGCAGTTATTATCCCAACCACGTGGAGTACCATTATAACCAAAAGCAATAATATTTTCTAGACCATCTTCTACTAATACAGCTCCACACTTAAAGCGTCTGCTTGTAGATTGTTGGCCAATGAAATCTGCTAATTCACCGTATAACTTATCAGCCTTTTGTATTTTCATCTTTTTCCTTTAACATTTCTATAATTTGTACGGGTACTAATAAATGAATCTTATAAGTTTCTTTCTTAGGATCATCTACCAATAAATCTTTATATAAAGATAATGCGTGTAATGCATCATCTACTGTGACTTCTAATAATTTTTTATGTATCTGCTTTTCAGATGTAAGATACCTTTCAGCGGCATGTGTAGCATCTTCAATAGCATCTTCAAGACCCTGACGATCTTCATCTTCTAACTCAATTGCCATATTCACCATCAGGTTGTAGTGCTACAAAGTAATCAATACCACTGGCACCAGAAAATAAAGATAATCCTTTAGCACAAATAGATATTTTGTAATCATCAAGAATAAACTTAAGTTTATCTACTGAGATTGATAGATTATATTTGGCAGAACCTTTTTCTTTCTGACTGATAGTAAATTTATTTGATGTAGGTATTGTTTTATCATGGACAAGTATACCTGCTTCTGTAAACGTAATATCTGAAGCATTATTAATTGAAGCTGCTTTAGCTAATCTAGTTAGATCTTCTTTAGTAATATTCTTTTCAACTTCAACAGATGGTAAGGTGATACCTTTTTCAGGTGGTGTTGCAACTATACTTTTATCTGCATAGAAGTATTTTTGTTGTGCAGTACCATCAGAGATAATAACTGAATCATCACCAAACTTAAAGTCAGCATCTAAATCAAATAGAGATATAGTACCTAAGAACTCGTTTAAATCATAAATTGCAAATTCCTTATCGAATGTTTCATCAACTTCGGCTTTAGCAAATATATCTTTTACATTTGATATTGTTTCAATGACATTACCTTCATTAATAACAATGGACTGATTTATAGTCGCAAAGTTTTTTAGTATTGATAATGTACGTTTACTTATTTTCATATTATCTCCTTTTCTCAGCTCTTAAAATAATGAGAGCTTTATTGAACCTTCCATTAGGTTTATACTCCTTAGTAGTCAGTTTTTCATATTCTTTATCAAACTGTCGCTCAGTCTTTGATAGCGCGATTGGCAAGAATTCTAAAGGCTTTCGAAGCTTCTTACCTCTCATCTTATCAATATGTTGTAATGCTTGACCTTTGATTTCAAAACCATCTACTCGATCTGAAAGATATTCTTCAAGTCTTTGATATTTTGTACTGAAGACTAATAATCTATGAGTACCAATAATCTGTTCAGGATTTAATGATACTACTTTAAAGTCACGATTCTCTGGTTCATAATTAAGATTCTTAACTTGCCTTTCAGCTGATGGTGCTTTCTTAACTCTTGACTTACGCTGTGTTTGTGTAGACTTTTTAATACTTTCAAGATCAGCTTTAATATTATCTAAAGACTTTACTCTAAACTTAGCTTCTTTATCTGTAAGATGAGAATAACCTTCAACGAGTTGCTCGTCCCAATCAGTACGATCTTTAATCTTTCTTACTTTTAATAATTCAGTATACTCTTCATGCCACTTATTAATTTGTTCTTCTACAATTACATTGGCTTTAGAAGTAAGACCATATTTCTGATACAGATCATAAATATTCAATGTTGTTTGTTTACCATCAATCCAATCATCTTCCATCTTAATAAGATCTGTCATGACAGTGTTCCAAACTTTTTCTTTATATAGTTCTATAGGTGATTTACGTATAACAGTTGGTTTATCATCTTCATCTTCATCTACCTGTTCTTTAAGACCATTGTCATATAATTCATCTAGTCTTCTATTGATGTAAACACTAATTGGTTTCATTTCTCCAATTGTACCACCAAGAGTTTTCCAATAATCTGCTTCTTTCTTATGATAATCTGGCCAGCCTTTTGTTTGCATACGACATGAATAACCTGTGACTGCACCAAATCTCCATTCAACATTGTTCTTTATAATCTTATATTGATCAGGTCTGGTATTCTTTACATATTCCATGACATAGGCTTTCATATCTTTCTTGCCTTTTTCCATGCGATACCAATCCTCAGCATTTCTTTTATGCCGTTGATATTCGTAGCCTGACCATTTGTCAAGTTCTAATTGAGTAGGTGCAATTGGTTCTGTAGGGTTGCGTAGCTCCTTTAACAGAGCCGCATTCTTAGACCGTTTTTTAGATAGTGCCATAAAATCTCCTTGTATAGAGATTATACTACGATCTTATTTTTTTTTCTTGGGGGATTTTTCTTCTTGATGAAATTTGATAAGCCATTTCATATCGGTTTGTATTTCGGTGATGGCTTTTTCAATATGTGTAAGGTGATTTGTTTCGATGAGATAAACACGCCATGCCAGAAAACCAATAAAGGTAATCATTGTTGTTATGAAAAGGCTTTCGTATAATCCCATGTTAATATCTCTTATAAAATGATTTAAAATAATGAAGTTAAATTTAATTTAGTAGCTTTGCGGTTGTTTTATAAGCAGTGTACCAACTGTTTTGTATACTATATTTATATTAAATGATAACTAGCTTGGCTTCATCTCTAAATTTAGTTAATGATTTAAAGCCTGCTTGTCTACATGATTTCTCTAAAATATGTAGAATCGAATATACTGTATTTATAATTTTACCTCTGAACACTACACCATTCTTAGTCATTGTACCTTTGTCCGCATGTGTAGCACCAGCACATTCATCATGACCAAAGAACATATTAGATATCTCTACTGATGAAGCTCCGCAAGCTATACACTTGGCAATGTCAGCTGCATCAGGATAGAATCCAGAAGCCATGATATACCCATTATGCTCCCTAGCAATTTCACCATTACTAAGAAGAACACTAGCGTGAGGACTACCAACACCAGTCTCCATAAAATTTTCGTTATCGAAACGAGCATCAAATCCAATCCTTGTAATTTCTGCACCCACTTCGAAAAGTTTCCTTGTGGCTGTTTCATCTGAAACGGGTCCTGCGATGATTCTGACATTTTCATTCTCCTCTTTAAATTTAGCTACCTTATAAAGATACTCTATACTATGTGCATTGTTTGTCTCTAAGTTCACATACTTTATATTACCTGCAGGCAACTTACTTTTTAGTTTATTCCATTTTTGTAATTGACCTTCAGTGTCACCAATGGATAATGCAACATAAGGTTTTTCTTCAAAGAAGAAATCGTATAAAGAATCTATGTCATAATTTGTATGTAATAATGTACCTAATTTTGATGCTGATAAAATTTTTGCTATCTCCATTGTTCCTGTAGCAGGATCAGAAGATGCCCATATTGGAGGTCTTTCATTGATCTCCAAATCTATTTTGTCTGACTTTAATATTGTAGAGTAGCGTGGCTCTATGGCCACGCTATCTAGGGTTAAAGCTTTAGTGTTATGCAGCTTTTGCATATTCTACAGCTTTTTTAACCGCATTAATCTTTTTAACACGATTTGCTCCAAACCAAGAGGCATACATTCTCATGTCTCTGGTATTAGCTAATTCATGATCAGCTAAGTAAGTCACTGCATTCAGTGCTTGCCAGAATGAACCTCGTTGAAAATCAGCACCTGGTTGGGTGTCGATAATATCAAGAGCTTTATTACCATTACGAGTAAGTATAAGCTCATTGTCATCTGATTTGGATGATTTACCAAAGACATCAGAGAAGTACTGATTCAATGTATCTTTAGTATAACGTTTAGAACCAAGAAATTCTGCAACTTCTTTGTATTCGTCCATTGACTCATGTGCCAGTCCCATAGTTTGTTGAACTGTTTGAGAATCAAAAGCTTTACGGTGATCTAGTGTGACACCAGATTTACCACCAAGAGCCATTGTCAATGTATTATTGCATACAACTCTGATTGGTGAAAATCTAACATCAATAGATTTACCATATTGGTGTGGGTTAGAGAAAAGTAAATAAGATTCTACTTTGTCACCATTGAATAGTTCAAAGTCATCTTCTACTTTAGCTAATGCCCATACCATCTTACCGTCAAGTAATGAACCTGCTGTGTGCATTTTCATTTTACCTTGTTTTACAAAGTCTGTGAAGAACTCAAAAGCTGTACTGTTTTGTACTGGCTCCCAGTTATCACCTACAATTGATAAGACTTTATTATCCGATTCACGGACCAGCGCAGTCTGATTAGGAATCTTTATTTCAGATTCACCAGACCTTGCAAACATAGGAATTTTTTCAACTTCCCATTCTAATCCAGCTTCTCTTTGTATTTCAGCTGGTGAAAGGTCATCGTTGACCTTAACTCCAAGACCATGCCATGGTAATTCACCTGCATACGCCATTGTTTCTACTTGATGTGCCATATATTATCCTCCTGTTTTTGCTATGATTTTTAATGATACATAAATATTATACTCTATAAGCGAGTTTTTTTTAAAATAATCAAAAAAAAGCAGCATGGTGTGATATTTGGTGCTTTTTGCTCTATTTACTAATAACTATACATTATGATATATATGTGAGAATCCTTATTTTAACAGCCTCGAGATGGTGCTCGGATCATGCTTTGGAAGGCTGTCTCGAGCAAAACACAGCTTCTAGGACCTTTCTATATCGTTTTCGTCAGATTCACCTTCCCATATCTCTATGACCTCGGCTTCTTCATATCCATTATTATATGCCTTGTGCCATGCCTGCACGGGTATGTGATATACTTTAAATGGTATAAGTTTGGTAGATACACCATATTCATTCTCTACATAACACTCACCCTTGACCAGAGTCCAATACTCGGCTCTCTTATAGTGTTTCTGCATTGATAGTGATTTATCTGGTAGAATTACCAGTTTTTTGACTTTGTAGTTTTTACCTTCGTTGAGTACTTCCCAGTATCCCCAATCTCTTATCATATTAATCTCGCAAGTAGGGGTAGCCGAAGCTACCCCAAATAATTAAAATACACCTTCATCTTTTAAGATAGTAAATGCTCCATAACCAATTGCGATAAGTGCTGCAATTTTAGTCAATGGAGATGCGATAAGAATTAAACTTCCAATAGCAATAAGTACAATACCATCCCAAGATGTTCTCTCAGATAGTCTGTCTTTTACCCAGTCTACTCCCATCATTACAATTTCTTTAATCGATTCCATATATTTTTCTCCTTTGTTTATTTGGATACTGTATTTATATCCGGTTAGCCAATTCAAGAGCTCTCGGTACACCTCGGTTTGTTAACCTAAATGATAACCTATGTAGAACTCTATTTTCTAGTACCTCATCTTTTTCGGGTACTCTCTTGTGTTGAGTTAGTAATTGATCCATTATTATGACATCACCTACCTCCCAATTATGTGTGTAGATATACTTATCTTGAAATAAGTATTCTTCTAATTCATCTCGTAGCTTATGTCCTTCATCATCATTGATTTGCATGTGATTAAACTTATGCCAATAGATACCTTTAGTACCACCAGCATTTTCCTGAATCAACCACAACTTAAATGGTTTCTTTCCAGCAAGTTTAAACACCATTGCTTGTTCTTTTGACATAACCTTACCCCATTTTTCATAGTCATAAATGTAGGTTGCATATCTACCTTCTATTTTCTTTCTTAAATCTTCTGGCATTTCTTTTAATGCTGGAATTGTATTCATAAATAATGTCGGTGTATTCTCACAACCTCGAATTGATTGTAATGCTACACCATCTGCACCATGTAATTGGTTTAAATTACAATGCCAATCTAATTTACCTAGTTGGAATATTCCTGTCCACTTACCTTCTCTCTTTTCTCCTGTCACACGTTGTACTGGATATGTTTTATGTGCTGGAAAATTAAATGGATCTGGATAATCATCATTGTCTCTAAAATCATCGTGTCCCCAATAATCACCAGCATTTGGATTTGGCATTTGTTTTTGTGTGAATGCTGCTATTGCATTCTTAGCAGATGAACCATCAGTATTCCATGCTAGGAATCTGTAGTTATCAATACCCCATATTTTGCTTATGATTTTACTGAAGTGTATTGGATTAGTATTTTGTTTTTTTATTAATACTATACCATCAGTTTCAACTGATCTTTTAATTCTATCATAGTCTGGATCGACCATGTTAGTAATGTCAGTATCAAGTGTTGTTATAATTGTAGACATAGTCATCATCGTTGTTCAACATAAATGTAAGTCTGTGTAGTACTCTTTTCTCTAAGAGAGTTGGTTCTACAAATTCTCTTTTATGTTGTGTAATTAATTGGTCCATTAGAACTATATCTCCAACTTCCCACTCGTGTTCATATACATATTGTTCTTGAAACATGTGGTCATATAAAGCCTTTACTAATGTACCATCATCTCCATCAATATCCATATTGTTAAGTCTATGAAAGTATATACCTTTAATCTTCTTTAGATTTTCTTGTATGATATACAAATCCATTTCTGCTCTCTTATTATTAAGATATAAGAGTTGCATAGTAATTCTCTGCATGGGATGCATCTTCTTTACGTCTGACCATTTCTTATGATCAAATTTGAAGTGTGCTTTTCTATCTTGTATTTGACCTAATAAATTATCAGGCATATCTCTTAAAGCAGGTACACTATTTGCAAAGAAGGTTGAAGCACCTTCCACATCTTTAATTCCTTGTAGCGCTACGCCATCAGCCTCGTGATAACCTCCAAGATTGCAATGCCAATCCAAGTCGCCAGTACCAAATATACCACCACCGTATTTTCCTTTCTGTTCACCAGTCACTCGTTGTACTGGATATGAGTTAAATTCTTTAAATTCAAATGGATCTAAATATTCATGATTCTTATCTTGTAATGATGATGTAGGTTTTATTTGATTTAATGGACCTGATTTAGGCATCTCTATATTAGAAGCTTCTTTTGATGTATAACCCACATTTGCCATGAGTTGTTCACCCATACTAAATAACTCACCATCAGGAGTCCATGAACATTGTCTCCAATTGTATATACCACTCTTTGCTATTGAATGACACAACTTAGAATAGTATACTGAATCAACATTCTGTTTTTTAAGTACTAAAACTTGGTGGTCTAACAAGTATTCTCTACATGCTAGACCTAATTCAATTATATCTTTATCATTATCAGGTGAATCAACCTTTAATTCTGCATAATGATCGTGTTTTATAAGTTCCATTAATCTGCTTTCGATAGTAATGCCACGGAAGATCTACCACCAAAACCAAAACTATTCTTAAGTGCATACTTAATTTCCATTTCTTTTGGTTCTGTAATAAGATTAAAGTAATCATCACATGGATCGGTTAAATGTGCCGTATGTAAAGCAATACCTTTATTCATCATCATAATAGTATATGTCATTTCTGCTAAAGAACACGCACCCATAGCGTGGCCAATATGACCTTTCAATGCAGAAACTACTGTATCTTTTTTAAGATAATCTTTAAGTGTATTAAGTTCTATCTCATCACCTTTTGGAGTACCTGTGGCGTGCGCATTTACGTAATCAATATCATCATACGTAATGTCTTTGTCTTTCATTAAGGATTCCAATGCAATGCGATATGCTTTACCATCTTCAGCTGGTGCTAATGCATGACCGGCATCATTTCTATTTCTTACATCTTCAACATAAGCTAAGATTGTTGCACCTCTTTTCTTAGCTTCATCTTCTCGTTCTACAATCATAGCTGCATACGAATTCTTTAATACTGTACCGTCTCTATTATTATCAAATGGTCTACAAACACCGCTAGGAGCTGCTGCACCTAATGACATAAAGAACCATCTTGTTAATTCATGAGCATCAAGTTGTTCATAACCGGTAAGAATAGCATACTTATTACCTCTATCTAAATAAGCCTTAGCAATATCTAATAGGTAAATACCACTACTACATGTTGCTGCTGATTGAAATACTGGACCATTGATACCGTAATGAGCACTTAATTGTGTTTGAATAAAATCTACATTTACATTTAAAAGAAAATATGGATTCATTCTTTGAAACTTTTTAATTAGACCTGCATAGATTTCTTGTTTCTTTGTTGGATCTGTTTCAAATTCTTCTTTCCATTTCTCAAACCAATATTGTTTAAAGTATTCAAGTGTAGAAGTAATAGGACCTCTTGTTGTACCAGTCATGATAGGTGCTTCAGTATCTGACTTGACATCTAAGTCTGCCATATTAATAGCTTTATCAACAAGATCAATAATAGCCATTGATGATCTATCATAATATTTAGTAAGTGCTTTTCTTAGTAAACCTTTTTCAGTAATTGATTGTTTGATATTCTCAATATCCATCGGATGAGATGTATCATTTGCCATATATCTATTGAAATTATTTTCAATACCATCATCGCCCATACAATCTGCAATAGCAACACCAGTTACGGCTAATCTATTCGTCTTTGCCATCGAATGACTCCTGACTTAATTGTTCAACTGAATCTTTCACTTTTCTACTTGCTTCTGCTGTAGTCTTATAGATTCTTTCATTAATAAGTTTCTTTAATGCTCCTCTGCCTTCTTTACCCGCTTCAACTGCTTCTTCATCAAGGCCATAAGCATTGTTTTGTTGATTCTCTACCATATTATCAAAGTCTTTTAATCTTTGTCTTGCTGCTGCTTGTGATATTTCAAAGTATGTACCAAAAGCTAATGATTGAACTTGAATATGATCAGGTTGTTCAATAAGCCAATGAACTTGTTGAGCAACTTCTTCAGCAGTTAAGAAACTTTCAGGTGTAAATACTGGTTTGAATAAAGCAACTGCATTAGTATCTACAAATCCAGGCATTAAAGCAGTGACCTTACATGGAAATCTTCTACTAAATTTATGAGCTAATTGTTTACTAATAAATTCTAATCTATTTTTTTCTGATACGTATGGTCCCCAGAACTCGTTATAAAATGATCTAGTGATATCACTATTTGCCATTTCACTAAAATTAGTATGAGCCATACCGCTAGTAGAACTCATATTGATAATATGTTTCTTTTCACTTTGCCATTTATTATAAAGTTGATAACAAATCTTTGCTTGTGAATCAGGCCAATATACATTATTAATAAAGATATCAGGGTTTTCAGAAAGTACCCAATTAATTACTGATTTAGCTTTACCTACATTTACACCATTAGATCTTGAACCACCAACAACTGTATAGTGATTAGCTTCAAGCCTATCTTTAATAGCCTTGCCAACACCTTTAGTGTGACCCGTTATACAAATCTTTTTATTTTCAAATGCCATTAGAAATATTTTTTAAGTGCTTCAAGCTTATCATCATATTCTGCAACCTTTGCAATTTCACCTTCAACAGTTAATACACTATCAGGATGCTCAGCTACACCTACACCATTATGTAAAAGCGTTTTAACATTTACAATGTGTGCTTGTTTAAGACCTTCAAATTTAAGTGCTAAGGCTTGCACCATCTCTTCATTTAATTGGTTCATTTATAGTTCTCCTTTATCCAATCATGTTTGTCCAGCACCTGTTCAGGATTAGGTTCTCCGTGGAATACACAGATCTTCCCGCCATCAGGAATTTTTCTTCCAAACATTTCACTTCGATCTCCTGCAGTGGCACCTCGTACAACTCCTTTTTTATAAGACCATGACCATTCATCTGGGAATGGCTTAACGTAATCGGGATAAGCATTAAAATAACTACTGATAACATTTTGATCACCAAAGAAGTTAATTTGTTTTTGCATACCATGAAATACCTGCTTATTAGATAGATAATACTCATAGATTGAGGAATATTCAAAATTATTGAACCTTAATATTGATGAATTATACTCTTTACCAGGAAGTAAACCATCATCAGGTCTAATAAAATCTCTTAGTATACCAAACTTTGGTGAATCAAAGAAGCAATCAATATTATCTACTATTACTACATCTAAATCAAAGTATAGATACTCACCTTCTGGCATTACTTCTCTATCAAACATCTGAAGTTTATTCCACCAACCGGTCATACCAGATTTTAGTTCAATTGTCTTTATTGGTTCTTTATAAATGTGTTGATCTGTTAACACATAGAAATTAAAGTCACGTGTTGTATTACGCTTGACCATATTGTACAATCGTTCTGTATATGATTTAGGATACTTAGTACCCCAATTTACGCAAACTACATTAATCAAGTTCTAACCATTCTTTTACATGTTGTTTCCATACATCGGCATATTCACAGTTTCTATAGTTCTCAAACCATGGACCACCATCTGTATAATGTACAATCAAAGCATCTTCTGGTTTTTCATAATAACCAATTAGATGATTCCATTTATGATTTAATTTACCAACTTTTTCTGCCCATAACATTCTATGTAGATAAAGTGGTGTTTCTGTATTTACTAATTCTGGTGTAAGATCTGTACATTTTTCATTATTAAACAACATAACACTTGACCAGTTTTTTCTTGGATATGCATGTTGCATCTTACCATCCATCTTTGTCATGCTTTTTGGATTATAATCATGCTGTACACAAGATAAATCAAACTCACCACATGCTTCTTTAAATATATGTTTTACATCTGCTTGAACTATCATATCACAATCCATAAATAAAGCATATCCATGATAATTCATGAGTGCTGGACATAAGAATCTTGAAATAGTAAATTCTGTAGAACCTTTCTTATCATCAGCTCTAGTATAAAAACCTTGTTCTCTTAATTCATGTAATTTAAGTGGTACTACTTCTACATCGGGATTATGTTTAAGTATAGAATGCCTACAAACCTGATAAGCTATATCTTCTCTTGAATCATAACCAATAAAGACTTTAAAATCCTGCATGCTTTCTTTCCTTAGAATAACCTAATTGTTTTCTTGATGGACCTTTTAAATGGTCAAAGTATTCACCTAATGGTCCAACAACGAGTGGATGTTTAGATGGTGCACCAAAGCCTAAGTCAATTGCTTTAATTTTCTTTGCTTTAATCATGGGAAATGTTGTCTCGTCAAATGCAATACAATCGTGCCAAGCTGGATATTGAAATATATTATCATCATCATACATAGATCGATATGTCTTACACCATTCTGCGTGGTATTCGTTCTCTGTATCCCATATCATAATACTTGTTTCAGTATATTTTGCAGGCATTCTGTTTACAAAAGATAAGTATACTTCATCATTTACTAATTTTGCTAATAGATCCTCTTTTATATCTTTCATAGTCACGTTATCACCATCAAGATAAATTACATATCTAGTTTTTGGTGAATCTAATTCTTGTAATTGTGCATATACTTTAAAAGCAAATTTACTTGCCTGGTGTGTGATGTTATTTACATGCACATCATTAACGTGTGGATGCCTGTCTTTATTTCTTTCCATGAATTTTTTATGTTCTGGTATTTCTGCATTGTAATCTAAGAAATGTACTCTTTCAGAAGAAAAGTCTGGTGGTGTACCTTCAAAATAAACATATAGATTAATATCTTTAGGCCAATATTTGTCAAAAGCTTCTACAGATTTAGAACCATATTGTTTCCAATTGTGTGGACCTAATGTCATTACTACTGAATATTTACTCATTCCATACCTCCGTCAAGAATTACTGCATTGATAATATTATAAGCATGATCTATTTTTTCTCTAATATCTTCTGAATCATTTCCTAAAAAGAATCCTTGATCATGAATAGTATCTGCATTTTCCATAGTACCACTTATCTGATGGTCAATATGTTTCATAACTGGATTTCTTAAAAAATTACCTGCTACAATCGGTCTGATCTCTACACCACCTTCTTGTAATGCATCTGTGAATTTTTTTCTACCAATTATATGTGGTACTATACATGAGAATCCAAACCACGATGATATACCAATTTCTTTTTGTATGATGATAGGTAAAGTTTCAAACTTCCATTTAAAATACTCAGCATTCTTTACTCTTTGCTTCATCATTTCAGGCCATTTAGCAAGTTGTACTTGACCAATAGCACCACTCATTTCAAGTGGTCTTACACTATAACCTGGTAATACAAATCTAAAGCTATCTTCAAATGGATCACCTGTTTTATCATGAATAAAATTCTTATCAGGTAAAGTTCTTAACCATCCATGAGCTCTAAGAGAGTCAATGTATTGAGCAGTCTCTTCAGAATTAGTAAGTATCATACCACCTTCCATAGTTTGAAGATGATGACTAAAGAAGAATGAATGTGTACCCATAGAACCATAAGTACCCATCATTTTACCTTCAAAACTTGAACCAAATGATTCGCAATTATCTTCAAATAAAAGTATACTATAGTTGTCTGCTAGGTCTTTTAATTCATCAATCTGTGATGGATTACCAAGTAAGTTTACAGTTAATATTGCCTTGATACCTTCAATTTCCTCGAGTGCCTGAGCAGTCTTTGTAGGACATAAATTAAGAGTGTATAGATCTACATCTACAAATACAAGTTCTAAACCATACTGTTGTAATGGATAATATGTAGTTGACCAAGATACTGATGGTACAATAACTTTATCACCAGCTTTTAAATCATATTCAGGTGAGAATATTGCTGAAGCAATCATAAGTAAATTTGCTGATGAACCACTGTTTACCATTCTTGCATGGTTTACACCCATATATCCAGCAAACTCTTCTTCAAACTTAACAACTTCTGGACCCATAGTATAACGGCCATTTCTCATAACTCTATTGATTGCTCCGATTTCTTGGTTATTCCAAGTATCGCAGCTTAAAGGATATTTTATTGTCATTTTACTAAATGTTTCATTAATGCTGAATCAATCATATCATTCATAAGTGAATAAAAATCGTGTTCAAATTCCCAACCTAATTCTTCTTGAGCCTTTGTAGAATCACCATGTAGTAATTGTACTTCAGCTGGTCTATAGAATTCTTCACTACAATCAATCATAAGTTTATCGCCTGAGTATCCTTTTTCTTCGATACCTTTGCCTACCCATCTTAATGGCATTCCTAATTTTTTAAATACATACTCACAACATTCTCTAACTGAATGTATTTCGCCAGTAGCTAATACATAATCTTCAGGTTTATCTTGTTGCATCATTAACCACATACCTTTTACATAATCTTTTGCATGTCCCCAATCTCTTTGTGCATCTAAATTACCAAGCGTAAGTTTCTTTTGATCACCATAAGATATATCTACTGCACCTTTAACAATCTTTTGTGTCACAAAATCATCACCTCGTTTAGGTGATTCATGATTGAATAAGATACCATTAGCTGCAAACATACCATACGATTCTCTATAGTTTCTTACAATCCAATAAGCATATAACTTAGCAACACCATAAGGCGATCTTGGCCAAAATGGTGTTGTTTCAGTTTGTGGTGTTTCAACTACTTTTCCGTATAGCTCAGATGTTGATGCTTGATAAAATTTACATGTCTTTTCTAAACCAGCTGATCGTATAGCTTCAAGCATTCTAGTCACGCCTAAACCACCAGTATCTCCAGTGTATTCAGGAATATCAAAAGATATTCTTACATGTGACATTGCACCTAAGTTATAAATTTCATCTGGTTGAACCATATTCACAATCTTAACTAAACTTGATGAATCAGTAAGATCACCATAGTGTAGCCAAAAATTTTCATGGTCTAATATGTGTTTAATTCTTGTAGTATTATCTGTTGCACCTCTTCTTCTAATAGCATGAACTTCATAACCATTTTCTAATAAAAGATCAGCAAGATATGGACCATCCTGTCCAGTAATACCCGTAATAATTGCCTTCTTATTTTTCATTTTCTATTCCTTTGAGCATATTAGTATAATACCTTAGAACCTCAATAGTTTTCAGTTCTTCTACACTCCAAGATGTATACGCAAGGTTATATAGCCATTGTTGTCTTTCATTCCAAGCGAATTCATGGAATGCATTTCCTATTTTACTTATGTCTGTAAGATACATTGGAGAACCAAATGTTCTTGGACTCATTGCAAATGTAGGTAATCCTTCAAGCACCGCTTCTAGTGCACCTGATGAGCTGTGAGTTACGACGGCATAAGCACCGTCTAATGATTCAAATAGTGTTCGTCTTGATACTGGACAATTATGTACTTCAAGATTTTCAATACCTTCAATACATTTTTCTAATGGTGATCTTGGATCTAATTTTGGATGTGTTCTATAGATAATTTTTCTATCTGTATGTTCTCTTATCTCTTTAAGTGTCTTATTAGCAAACTTATAGTATGGTTCTAAATCATCAAACTGCCAACCTGTTTCTGTTTGTGCAAGAAATACAATTGGTCCTGTGACATTATTTTGTGGATCCTTTTCTGTAAAGTTAAATTGCTTTTTCATAGCATCATATCTTTCAGATGGTAATGGTCTATTCCAAAATACACCTTCACCAGTACATGAATTAAGACCAAGCCTAAACATAAATGTTTCACTACTATTAAGTGAGTTTCTAATGTGTGTTGAGAATGCTGCTGAATCTAGAAAAAAGCATGGTTGTTTTGCAGCTTCAATATTTCTAATTAATACCGCTCTTTCAACTTCAAGTTTTCTCTGTGTATATGAACCAAAACAAAATCCTACATCACCTCCTACTGTATTAGTACCTTCATGTTTATATGCTACAAATTCACCTTTAGAATTATTTGCAGCAGACACTATTGCATCTAAGGCGGATGTGATTGGATTGTGGGCGTTTAGCCTCTTACTCGCTTTAATTGACGAGGTATAGCTTACTATTTTCATAACAAATTCCTTCGCGCATTTCTTTAATAGAGTATTGTTTATAAGCTAGATTATAAAATAGCTGTTCTCTATCATATAGTTTTATATTATTTATTTGATGTAAAGAGTTGCTACACCAAGCAGATGGTGCAAACTTTTTGTTAGTAGATATTACAGGTACACCGGCTTTCAATGCATCAATTGATGTTAATGAACCTTCAGTAATAACACAATAAGCGTTCTCTAAATCTTCTTCAATACTTCTTTTTGGCCGAGCTGCTGGTCCAGATGTACCATTACGTCTTGGTTTTAATCTTAATTTTATAGGTCTGTTTGTTTGTTCTGATACATAGTCAACTACTTCTTGTACCCATTGTTCAACTGTCTTACCAGTCATGTAGTGTGTCATTGTCTGTGAAGATGGACATATTAATATATGTTCACCACTTGTATCCCATGGTTTTACTTCATAATTTTCCCATGCTAAAAATCTATCTGCAGGTACATTTAATCTTCTATGATCATGTAAACTATTAAAACACCATCTCCAAAATGTATTATCCCAATCTTCATTTTTTGGATTGTATCTACCGTTATAAGGCATATCACAAAATATGTATGGATCTGATTGCATTATTCTAGGATTTTCACCTATCAATCCCCATAGAACATATTGTTTTGCCATACCATCATTTATGTTAGCTTTAGGCCAACCTTCCTGTAGTGCAGCAAATATTCTATCCATCTTTGGTGATGGACGTGGTTGTATTAAAGATGTTCTTTCAGTAATCTCCATGGTTCTCCTTCCGCTAGTTCTTCCTCGTACCATTCAGTGTATGCCATTTTTTCACACCAATATTTTCTGTCTGGTTTACTTGGATTATCGATTTGTGTTATTGAATCTGTACTGACACTGTGTGCAAATGAATCTTCACTCACAAGAACCGGTACACCATTTATAATAGATTCTACTGCTGGTCCTGAAGACCAATTAATAACTAAATGTGTTCTTTCTAACAGTGCTGGAAAATCCATTCTGTCTTTATCGTTTATAGATTTAGGTGTAGATATTAATGTGTCTGGATGTTTATAACTTACATAAGTTAAATCAGTAAGGTAATCTCTTGGATGTGGTCTTACAACAATAGGTCTTTTTGAATATCTTTTTATAGCATCAATCCATTGCACTACCCATTTTTCAGTTGGTGGTAATCCATGCCATTGCATACTATCTTGTCTTTGTGTAGCTATAACTACATAATCAAACATACCAGATTCACGCCAAGGCTTTAATGGTATATTGAACTTATCCCATCTTTTAGTATTTTCGTGTGGTGGTTTTGGAAATATTCCTGAATTATTGACTGCATTGATACCTAATCTCCAGGTAATGCCTCTTCTTAGTTGTCCGACCTCGATGACAACGACTGGTTTTCCTCTAGCTTTGAAATCAGCATAGACGTCTTTGTTAGGCTCCATTCTGCCAGCGAAAAGAATACTCCAAATAACAGCAACATCAGCATCCCTGTCATTGTAAACAACAGTGTCGCCAGACTCAGTAATCCCTTTAGCAAGAGCATCGAATATTGGCGGAGAATTAAGAGCACCGTACGCTGTAAATAAACTTACCTTCATTAGGTAGATTATACCACATTAGAACGTTTTTGATAGAAAATCTTCGTAAATTTTTAGTTTGGATCTGTCGACTTCTTCGACTTTTTCAGCAGCTTCTTTGACTTCTTCTTTGACTTTGACTTTCATTGTTGACATTCCTCTTGGTGTATTACCATTATCAGCACCAGCATTTGAAAATTCTCTCGCCTTATCAGATACTTTATCTAATTTTAGGTTATATTGTCTACCGTTCTTTTTAACCCAGTTAGATGCAAATGATTTTAAATTACCTTTCAGCGGTTCAAAATCGATTATCTTATCTGGTGTGCTCATGTTTCTACCACTACCATCTTGTCGATTACCAGACGCGATTATCACGTTATTACCATCTGTATAGAATAGAATATCACCCATAGCACCATTATCTGTGTTTTTAATGTAAGCTACTACTGGTTTACCTACTTTATGAAATTTCATTGGGTCGCTAGCATCCTTATTAGATAAACCTTTAAAATTTGATTTTGCTTCTTCTATCGATTTTTCCAATTTATCTTCTGCTAATTTGTGTTGTCTTTTTGCTTTTGCTAGTTGTGTTTCTAAATCTTTAAGTTCTTTCTTGTTTTTAATCATGATAGTACCACCCATTCCGCCAGTTTTAGTTATCTCTAAACCTTTCTTTGTTCTATCGGTGGCAAGCATAAAGGTCTTAATTTTAATATTCTCATCAACTTCTGATTCTTCAGCTTCTTCATTATTAAATTTTTTAAATCTCTGAGCTGCATGATCTCTAGCACTTTCTAAATCTTCTGGTTCA